AATCCGATGGTATCTCTTACGCTAATGGCTTGGCGCAGGCGGATAGATGTGATTGCGTGGAGCCAACGAAGAATTGGTCAGCCAACGCTTATGCCGATGGTGATCCTTGCAATGGCGCTCCTTCGGGCACTTCAGCGCTAAGAGTAGAGGTCGAGATTACGTATAGTAATGAATGTACTACGCAGAAGAGTTTGACGGTAACAGCCTCAAGCTCAGGGACTACTATCGGGAGTACGACAGTAACTATACCTACTGGATCAGGCACTAAAAAGGCCACGATATCTTTTGATCGTGGATATCCATGTAATTCTATCAATATAAGTGGAAGAGCTGGTGGTCAATGTTAAGAGTCTGATATATAATAAAAAGGAGAGGCTAACTAACCTCTCCTTTTTATTGTATATACATTATCAGCATTGTCCACCTGTGGTACAAGCCGCATGCGCCGTTCCTGGTCTTATGGCCGCTTGAAAACACATTCTACCACTAGTAGATCCACTACCAGTACCTATCGTAACCGTAGTACTAGTGGTCATCTCCATACCCGTGGAGGTATTCGCTTCCGCTCCTCCTGTCACTGTTATGGTTTTGCCGGAACTACACGGATTACTGTATTCCACAGTAAAGTTAATACAACTTCCGCTTTCACTGTAGTCTACCACGTTGGCACTCCAATTTTGTGGACAATCACATCTATCCGCCTGCGCCAAGCCATTAGCGTAAGAGATACCGTCTGACTTGATGTGAATTTAGCTTATTCAATGCGTATTGTTTATCTATTAATTAAAATCATTAATATTGTATCGTTAATATTAATACATTAAGTTATGGCTTGCAATAAGAAAAAGAAAATGGCTAATGGAGGCAAGGTCTCCGAGAAAAAGAAACCTCAACTGAAATGTGGAGGCAAGGTTAAGAAAAAGAAGTAATAACCGGAGGGGTATATCCCCTCCTCAGTATTTAGCATATGAAAAATTCAGAATTTGTATCTAGAATCATAAATGATATGAACTCCATCAATAAGGACGCTCATGTCAGTAGGAGATGGATATTATCCATAGGAAGACAAAAGGCAAGATCATATATAGCCCAGAAGTATGCTGATGGAACCTTGTTCGGCGAGGAATCACTGTATACTCATATCAATTGCATGGAGATGGATAGGGTTCGGAAAATTGATTGTTGTTTTGATGAGTTTAAACTGTGCAGGATACTTATGAGATCCAAGAAAAGATTGCCCGATATGATATATACCCGTATAGGTCCGGCTATCATCAAAGTATCAAACATCATGGATGATATTATATTTACCTCCATATCGTTAAGAAAATACGCTAACAACAAGGAACGTAAATACGGGAATATAGATCAATACTATTATTATGTCAATGATGGATATATCTATATACCAGATATTAACATAGAGGCTATAAATGTTGATCTTATAACTCTCGACAGAAAAGCGGCGTTAGAGCTAGGGGGATGTGGAGCTGAAAAAGATAAGCCATGTACATCTCAATGGGATTATGATTTCATATGCCCAGACAAACTTCTTGAATATGTGGTTTCCGAAACATTAAGGGAAACTGTAACCAAATTGCAGATCCCTACGGATGAGAACCCGGATATGGATATTAATAAGAAAACACAAAAAATTCAATAACATGAATCTAATAAGATCAATAATCAATTTCTTTGGTTTCAATGACGCCATAGTTGACGGTATAGGCGAAAGAGGGATGAGAGACAGCTCTATTATAAGATATAATGAGGTGCACGATATGTATGACAAGATTATAAAAGATCTGGGAGATATGTCGGCTTACGTATCCAAGGGTTATATCTATGATAAGATAAAGGAAAGAACAGGATTAAGTACCAGACATATTAGTAGGATATTGAATCATACTAGAAGGAAAGATCTTAGATTCATCTAATTGCAACAAAAAGGAGAGACTATATAAGCCTCTCCTTTTTTATTGTCAACAAGATCCACTTCCTTGACCATCTTCATAATAAGCATAAGCTCCTGATGATATTCCATAATTGGTTGTTGTAGATTCAGAGAAAGTTCCAGATCCAGAAGGAATAGACACTATTCTGGTCTCATATTCCCAAGCTCCATTCGTTCTCTTATATCCTATAGTCATTCTAGATGATTGTACGGATCCGCATGGATTATTGTATTGTATGGTATAATTTATCGTCTTACCACTTCCATCAGATGATACTACGCTGGCACTCCAATTTTTCGGGCAATCGCATCTATCGGCCTGAGCTAATCCATTAGCGTAAGAGATACCGTCTGACTGTAGGTTGCTGTCGGCTATACTGTTTGCCTCATCCTTGGTACAGGCGGTGTATTTTTGTGTATAAATTTCTTGTATTAGGATGAAATCGTTATATTTGCGATATGAAAACAAAGTCGTTTAAAATACTTGATCAGTACTTTCTCCGATTTTATAGATCTATTATGTCTAAGAATGGTAAGAGAAGGAAACATACGATCGTGGACAAGAATGATATTCTCGAATGTCAGTCTTTGATATGGAAGGTCATACGTGATAAGTATCTGGAGAATGAGGGTGGAGTTTATATAAACAACATCGGTTATCTATGTCATAAGATTAATCCTAACCGCAAGATATATCTGAATAAACTTACCGGTACTATTAATAGGCGTGGGACGGGTGGATATTCTTACGTCCATACGTGTATGGATTTTATGCCTAGGAATAAGTATTTTCATCTATATATCTCTCCGGCCTTGAATAAGGAATGTAGGTTGGCTATGGAATCAGGTAGGAGATATAAGTTCTTGTACCGGGAGGTTGAATCGGAGAGTAAGGTATTTGGAGTTAAATGGGTTTACAAACTGTAGAAGTTTTTGTGATCCAGTTAGCCCGTGAGGGTAGACTGGATTTTTTTTGTATCAATGATTCAAATACATATCTTTGTGCAAAAGACTTGAATATGACAATAAAAGGCTTATTGGCCGAGATCAAGGCCGATTTACATAAATACGATGATAGCGGGGCTATAGATACCTCATCTGTTTATAGGTGGGCTGAGATCGCTTTGAAAAGATTTGGGGGTGTTGTAGCCGTCATGTCCGAGGCGGTTGTAAAGACCAGCAACAAACAGGCGGTATTACCTTCCGATTTCTTCGACATGCTTGACGCCTATAGGTGTGAGCCTCTTGTCTGTGAGATTCCGGGGGGCGATAAGGCTAAGGCTGACCTCCAACACGAGATCGGCTGGGTCGAGCGCACCGAGCGCGGCTTCCGTTGGAACTCCTGCACGGAGTGCTGTAAGGAGGAGTTTGAGAAGACGATCACGGAGAAGCTATATATCGGGTCTCACGAGGTTCGTTTCCATTATCATCATCCCGTAAGGTTATCCATAGGTCGTGGGCTGAGGCGTGATTGCGCCGCCGACAAGTATCGGGATAAGTACGATTGGGATAATTATGATATAACTATATCCGGCAATACTATGTATACAGGGTTTGATGGATTTATTTATATCATATATCGTGCTACGCCTAAGGACGATGACGGTCTCCCGTATATACCTGAAACGGCGTTAGGTTATCTTGAGGATTATGTCGAGACGTATATCAAGATGAAGATCTTCGAGAACGCCGCCGTTAACGGTTTGATACAAGGGGCTGGTGATGCTTATAAACTATACGCCCAGCAGGAGCCGGGTAAGTTCTCTAGGGCCATGAAAGAGCTTAAGATGTCGATGATTACCTTGAATGATTACCGGGAGCTGGCTGAGGATAATAGGAGGAGGATGCTGTCTTATGAGCGTATGTGGCCCAACGCTTTTGATAAGTATATTAAACTTATTTAACAAAATACGATGATATGGCTGATTGGATACATTTAGATAAGACAAGTGGTACCGGACCTGCTGAGGTTAGGGTTACCGCTGATATCAATGAGACTGGAGAGATACGTCAGGCTACGTACAAGGTTATAAAAGAAGGCACCAAGGAGGAGAAGACGTTCGTGTGCAGACAGGAGTCGGTCCCGGTGGTTATTATCCCGGAGTTCGACTACCTAGTGCTTAGGTATATCTGGGCTGACGAGGACGGCATTGACTTTGACACGGCTACCGGTTTCGATAACACCGGCCTCCCGGATGTTGACGGCAAGCTGGTTGGTTGGAGTAAACAGTACCAGACCACGCAGGAACGGGTAGGTGATTATCTCATCCATGGTGGTGATAACATGGAATCGGGTAATGAGGCAGCTTTGATCCAGATGGGACCGTTGTTGGATGGTGATAATTATGATAAATTACCTCTTGAGATCAGATGCAGTATATACGGTAACTGGTATGGTGGTCGTGAGAAAGGTGATGTCACTATCAGATTCACGGCATATAAGGGTGGTTCTATGGAGAAACGTGGATATGATTTTGTCAATATCGGAGGCGAGGAGGTTTATACCGGTGATGCCCCTACCAACGTATCCGCTCATGGTGAGGATAATTGGCAAAATATAAAGACCTTGTATTCTAAGGTAGGCACGATGATCTATAACAAGGAATCTCGTGACTGTATTGTAAGAATAGGTGAATAGATTTTTCTTCATAATATAAACACATCGGCTCTCTTGTTCGTGAGGATAGGAGAGTTTTTTATTTTTTTTAATCCTTCACTTATGACATATTTGATCTTTTATTGCGTGGGAATAATCTAGCTTTGCCGAAAACTAGGATCATGATAACTTTAAATGATGTAAATAACGAACTCCATGTCCGGTTATATATACTGGAGGTGCTTAAGGATTATATAAGAGATGATGATTTCGATGGCCTTGTAGATAAGGCGTTGGATTTTGTCATGGAAGGCGTTTCTATGCCTAAGACTCCGACCAAGGATACCACCATGAGTGACATATCAAAGAGCGTTTTGGCCTTGGTAGCGGGTGCTGGATTAGATGAGAGGTTAAGCAAAAGCTCTTTAGAGTTAGCTTACGATAGGTGTAAGATGAGGTACGTATTCGATCCTCGGAATCGTGACATACATGGTGTTGTCGTTGGTTATTCCAATGACTTTAATAGTCTGGTAGCTGTGTGTGATGAGGGATCGAAGAAAGGAGTGGACAAAGGATCTACTGATTTTGTGGATGTCAATGAGAGATACGTGACTAACGGTTTCTTTTACATATCTGTAGAGGATGCCGATAAGCAATCGAACTACATGGGTGGAAATTCGTAATTATTATGTTTTTGTGCTTTACCACGAGACGTTTTAAGTGTTTAGTCTTCCTCCTGACTTGTGAAAGTTAGGAGGATTTTTTTATATTCGCGTGATTTGAATGTTTTAGCATAATACGTACAGTTTTTGTTAAGATCCGGCGTGTAAGTGATTATCCGCCGGATTTGTTATCTTTGCGAAAAACATAACATCGTGCAGAACAATTCTAACATAGCGGTTCCCGACTCCGGGATGAACAGGGATAAGCATCCACAGGATCTATCCCCGTCTGAATATAGTTTCGCCTTGAACGCTACCATAGAGGGTGACGATGGAAGCCAGCTAAAGATCCAGAACGAGCCTAGTACCCTTTTATGTAAGCGATTCGATGGCTATAAGGTTATTGGGTATAAGAATGATATAGCTGGTGATAACACTTATTTCTTTCTATCTAATCCGGATGATAATACGTCTAAGATCACGTTCATGCGGTCATTGGATTATATCAAGACCGTTGAGGATCAATTGGCTGGATCGGGAAAGGACATCCATCGTATCCTTGGCGAGAGGCTTGAGGAGTCGGATGGTCGTTTTGATGAGATATGTGATTTGATGGAGGTCCTGATAGAGGACTGGGTTGATGACCCTTGTCTTAATTTCTCCATTCATCATCCGATCTTCGATATAGAGATCAAGGACGAGAAATGCGGGAAGGTGATATACTGGACCGATGGATATAATCCCCAGCGATATGTTATGGTCGATAAGGCTCTTAATCCGGATGATGATGGTGACTTTTGGTATCATTACCATGGGTATAAGACATGTGGGGATGACAAACCAATAGAGAGGTGTAGGCTGGCCTGCGAGAAGCTGCTGGTGTTCCCGTTGCTGACGGCCCCGTGCGTGGAGCCTGAGGTCGTGGAGTTCGGGGGGAGCCTGCGTGCCGGGACCTACCAGTTCTGCGTGGCGTTGTGCGATGAGTTCGGGATTGAGAAGACCGGATATTGCTCATTGACCAACCCAATCATGTTATTCGATCGTCAAGATATGGTTATCCGCGATGGTTTATGGGGTAAGTCAACCAACATGGGTATCCGCCTTACCGTGTCTAATATAGATAAGCAGGTATCTCATTATAAGATAGGTGTTATACAGAATACGGTTGGGTTTAATGGTGAGCAAAGCCCGGTTCTTGAGTATTTCATAGAAGGTATACATCCGATAACGGAAAGGACTATCTATTATCTTACGGATCAATATAGCGAGCGTACGACCATGGAGAAGTTATCCAAGGAAATACCGGTATATAAGACAGCCAGAGGCATGACGTCTGTCGGGAATCGTCTTCTTCAATACGGATTGACCGTGGAGAATGAATGGAATCTTCAACCGGTCGTTAATTTCTTGGGTCATTTCGTTAAATGGCAGACATCGATAGCCACGGAGAATCTGTATAAAGACGGTGTGGCTTGCTCTAAATACGCCTCTTTCATGCGTGACGAGGTATATCCGTTGGGTATAAGATTCTTTACCAATACAGGATACAGGACGGCTAGATTCCCGCTTATCCCTCGTCCGGCCACAAGGGAGGAGATGGAGGTTATCGTTGATGAGGACGGTAACTCTGACGACCTGTCGGCTGCGTCGGTGCTGGAGAACAACCCGCAGTGCGCGGGGAACAGCCGCCGTCATCTTTGGCAGTTTAAGAATACGGCAAAGATCATAAACGACCCGTCTTGGGGATTTGATGATTTTGGAGGAGAATGCAAGAATCAGCTAGATGTTAAGCAACTCAGATATGTAGAGCAGGAATATGCCACGGTAGGAGAGACCCAATTCGTTATCAATACGATGGGGGAAGATGTTACGGTAGATGATGCTATTGATTATATCGCTGATAATATAGAGAACCTGTGTGATATCATAGAATCTAATGTAGGTATTACTGACGAGTTATGCGCTGCTATATCATTGCCAGAGGATCAAGACGGTATAAAGGCTCCCGATTTCCCTGGTGGATGTGATGATATCGAGAGGATAGAGACCAGGACTATATTGGATAAAAACTCTTTGGTGGATTCTAGGATTGATTTTACGTATAAGCTGGAGAGTGATTATACGGAGACCGAACCTACGACATTAATACAAAGTAATGCCGAATCCCAAAGGAAGTTTTCTGTATTGTGTGATTTTGATAATTACTCTAGTGGAGGTAAGAATATCATAGATCTGGTTCAGGAATGGCTGGATGGTCAGGATGAGGATAAATTCCCGTCTGATATAGACTCCTCCGCCTTGGTCTTGTGTCAGGATATGTCTAATGTCCGGCAGTTATATGATGAGGGTATATGTACTAATGGGTGTTCGGTAGGTGATCCTCACGTGAATCCTACTATTAACAATGTTCAACTTCCTACATTCCAAGGGAGTAGGTCATTGGGTAAGTGCACATATTTGTATCAATATCCCGGATGGGAAGGAAAGAAGCATACGGAGACGATGCTTGATCAGTTAATGGATACGATGGAGGCTTATTTCCCCCAATATGAGAGTCAGTTTGGTATCGAGAACACCATGTGTCTTTTTGGCGATGGTGATAATTCTAAGTTTAATACCGGTATAACTACTGACTGGGAAGGTCGTGTGTCTATGCAGAATGATATTGACGCCAAGACCAATTGGTTCGGTAGAAGCAACTTGACTTATTTCAAGTTCTATCCACATGTATCCTCATACGCCAGATGGGTGGAGTTGGATTACGAGAAATACATAAGTGGTTTATCCGATCCTGATAACGGTATTATGTATATAGAGATGATGGGTAACTATAATTATCCGATCGGCGACTCATCATCATACAATAAGGTTCGTATAACGTTTTTCTCGGACAAGGAAGGTACCGTGGCTCCTAATCCTTTGGCTAATGATGCCAAGAAAGGTGTTATAGTGAATTACGTGGATCATAAGATATTTATGATGCCAAAGTACTTGTTCTGGAATGATGACAAGACTACTTTCCATAAGATATATGTTTGCATCGAGCCTGCGGTATGCGTGTTCTTCACCGGTTTCGCCATGAGGCAGGACATGAAGGAGCTTGCCGGATTCTATACGGCCGGCACCGCCATCTTCCCCGCCCCGTTCTGTTTTGGCATTCGGCCGCTGGAGGTGAAATACGTGTTCTTCTTCACGAAAGAATTGAAATTAAGGAGATTTGTTACCTATGAGGCGAAATGTATCTCATGTGGAGATAAACCCGCTGATTGCGCTCCCAGACCATATCAGTACGGTGATTTCGGATATTGGGAGTCTGCCAATAAGTATCCGGCTAATTTTGAGTTGTATGATTCAAGCAAGATCGGGATATCATCGGGAGGATCAAAGAGGAAGGATATAATAGATTCTTTGACGAAATACTATGGGTCTCCTAAATCCGTTGGGGGTAAGTCTTATTTCACCGGTAATGGGGATAACGCTGAGTACCCCAATACGTCAACCACGTTTTGTCAGAGACCTATACGTCATTACAAGTTTCCGGATAACTCTGTCGCTCCTTTCATGGGTAATCCGTCTCAACTGACCGGTCAATATGGAGTTGACTCCTATATTTATCCTATGGGGGTGATGCTTGATGACGATATCGTTAATGAGTTTCTGGATATAGCGGTAGAGAACGGTCTTATAGATAAGGCTAGAAGAGATTCTATAATAGGATATGAGTTGTATAGGGGCGATAGGACGTTGGATAAGAGCGTTATCGGGACCGGTCTGGCTTATGATATGTTTAAGTACGATGATCCCGACGGATCGGCTAACCTTTATCCTAATTACCCTTACAACGATTTGTCTGATGATATGTATATCTATAAGGATATTAATCGTGAGAAATTTATAACGCATCCGTTTAACAGGAAGGGTAATATCTGGTATTCATTCTTAAGCCCTGATATTGCCTTTAACAAGCCTGACGCTCCCACCGAGTGCCTTGTTGATGGTTATCAATTAGGTAAATCCTCAGGTATATTCAGGGAGGTGGAGGATCACCCTAAATGGACGATATTAGGGAGTAAGGCTTACAGTATGGCAACATCATTGGCTACGGTGGAGGCTATGGCTAATTTAATATCCGCTATAGCTGAGTATATATATCAGTCGGCTTCACAGCAATATGTCGGTGGAGGCGTGTTCTTTTTAGCCAACCCTGTCGGCATAGCGCTGACGGATATCCGTCTGGCTACGGGTATCGCCAAGGCCACAGCCCAGTCCGTGGTGGATATAGGCAAGTACAGGTATCAGTGGTTAACGGCATTGATAGATAGGGGACCTAGACGGAACTATGCTTATTATTATACTTCTGTCGCTCATTATAATTTATTTTACCAAAAAATAGGGGGGTCAGAGTTACGTGGATTGTCAACGGCTAAATATATCAAGAGCGGATTATATCCGGTAACAGATATCTCTTCGCAAGGGGAGACCGTAGGCGGTAAGCCTATTATCATAAACAACCTCGATCGTGAGCACTCGTTATTCATGTCATTTGGTATGGATAAGTATATGCTTGAATATCCGGAATTGGTATCAAGTTACGATACCAGCCGTATTCAGGATGAATGTAATATTCGTAATGATGAGGTAGCTGGTATGACGCCTCATTTTATGACACGTGAATCTTTCGTATCCTGCCCCTATATGAGAATAAAGAAATATTCTCCGGCTCAATACGGGCAGATAGAGGATATTAGGTGGGTATCGTTAGGTGGTTGCGGGTTGATGGATAAGGATAAGCGTAAACCTGTTTTTGGAGGTGATGTATTTATATCAAGATTCTCGCTTAAGAGGAAGATGCCTATGTTTTATTTGACTCAGTTCGGTCAGGGGGACATGATACCATTCCCTTATTATGATTATCGGAACATCGGGTATCCCCGTTATTTCGTTAATTACGACACCGGGGAGGATTATCTTAATAAGACCGATACGGATACCGGATCGCTATACTCTTTCCCTAGCCGGAAGAGCGCTTATGAGATGGTTTGCAAGACCGGAGATATGTATCTTAGCGGTCGTTTCTTCCTATACTTCTATGGCATACCTCAGTTTCTTGTGGAGTCTGAGATCAATTGCAATTTCCGTATAGCCGGACCTGAGCCTTACGAGGGGTTCTATCCGGAGGTGGGGGATTATATATCATGGACTCAGGAGCGTAATGTCCCTATATCAAGGGATAATGTGTTTAAGATAAGTCCTGTGTATAAGAATCGATTTACGTTAGGTGGCAGGTCATTACCAGAGACGTATGATAGCAATTTTTGGGACTGCGCTTACCAAAGACCCAACGGCGTCATATGGAGCACCGCCGACGTGTCGGAGAACGGCATGACCGATCCTTGGCTGTCGTACAAGCCTATGGATTACCATGAGTTCAAGACCTCGTTCGGGAAGCTTATAAGCATGAAGGGAATAGAGTCGGATCAGATACTAGCTCGCTTCGAGAATCAGGTAGGACTATATAATGCTATAGACGTGCTGGCGGAAAGAATATCCCCGGAGAATAGTGAGCTAGGGACAGGTGGTCTTTTTGCGTCTCGTGGCATTGAGTATAACAACACGACGTTAGGATATTCCGGAACCCAGAGCCGGGATATGATCAGTTGTGAGTTCGGGCATTTCTGGGTCGATTTAAGGCGTGGTCAGGTGTTTAAGGTAGATTCTAACGGAAGGAATCTAACGGAGGTCACACCGGGTCTTAGAAACTGGTTTAAGGAGCATCTTCAGATGAAGATCATCCGTAGCCGGATATATAACGCTGATACGGACGCCGAGTTGTCTTATTATGATATTGATAATAAGTTTTTTGGTATAGGGTTGTCCATGGGTTGGGATAATAGGTTTAAGAGGGTTCTGATAACCAAGAAGGATTATATACCGGTAGGGAATCCAAGTGAGTACCAATTCCGTGGCGGCCGGTTCTACAGGAACGGACAGGCGGTGGAGTTGCAGGACACCAGCCATTTCACGGACGTCTCGTTCACCGTTGGATATAACTGCCTGAAGGGTGAGTGGAAATCATATTTATCCTACACCCCTGATTATTATATTGAGCATCAGCACTATTTCCAGTCTGGGAAGAACTATTCTGTTGATAACCGGGAGATAGGTCTATGGTCTCATGGATTGACCAACCAATCGTATCAAGTATTTTACGGTAAGTTATATCCGTTCGTTATAGAGGTACCGGTACGTGAGCAGTATGTGAATAAGATCCTCACGAACTACCAATATAGGATGGATGCCAGAAGGTATCAGGATGAGGTTAATTACCAAATTCTTAGGACTACCGGATTCAATAAGGCATGGTTTTATAACGATACCAACAACAGCGGTGAGCTTCGGATGGTTATCGCTGACAAGAACGATATGAGCCAGCGGTTAAGGTATCCTATAACCAATGACGATAGTCGTGATATACTGGTGACGGAGGTTGATCAGAAGATAAATATAAATGACTATTTTAACGAGGTCAAAGACGATACTAATAACCTCCCGGTATGGATCAAGGACGTGAATGATATTGACCGGAAGATCGACCCTAGGGCTGTCGATTATCATCGGAGGTGGCGGGATCGTCTTCGTGGCGATTGGTTCTTGGCTAGGTTCGTGAATGATATCGAGAGCCGGTTTAAGATGATAGTTCGTTGGTTTAGCAATGAGGAGAAAGTTTATTGATTTATTAACATATAGGGGGGGGGTATTTTGCCGCCTCTCCCTTGTATATTAAAACGATATGGAAGATTTTATTGGTAAGTACGATGGTAATCAAATAGAAAGTAGACTTGATAAGGTCAAGGATATGGTTGGCGCCACGGCGTCCGAGGCTGGCGCTGCGGGATTGGTGCCGGCCCCAGCCGCGGGCAAGCAGGCATCTTTTCTTCGTGGCGATGGAACGTGGCAGGATATAGCCGTTCATGAACTGGGTTTCTTAAGTGACAATTTTGATGACGAAAATGACTTTAGGTCTATATTGTTCAGTTTGGCTTTTGGTGGGATTTCTAGCCTTACTCAATCGCAATATAATATAATAGCATCGAAATGCGAAGTCGATACAACAGTGCAATATCTTCTTTCCGGATCATCCTCGACGTATGGTATTGGTGACGTTATATTAATGAGGGCTTCGTCTGGGGATATACAATGCGCATTACGCACTGGATGTAAGTTGGATTCTGAATATATATGTTATTATGCGAATGTCTTTATATCCAAAGATCTTACCTATACGTCTGTTGTTTCTCAATATGCCGTGGGACAAACGGATAATCAAACTAAGGATATAGTAGTGAGTATCAGCAGTTTGTCTGGAGATAATAGGACTATCAGTTTCTCTACGGCTGGATCCGGGACCAAGGCTCTTATGGATGACGGTACGTATAAGGAAGTGCAAATTAAGGACGATGTTGAAGATTCCTTTTTTACTGTTATTTCACAGCTTGTAGGAGATCAACCTGCTACTTTGTCTCAATCTCAATATAATACTATAAAGTCGTTGTTTGATGGTGGTTCTACGTCCAATGTCAGGATGATAAGACCTAGCAATTCTTTTGTGGAAGCGTTAGGTGGCGTGAGTATTAATGATTTGATGGTTTTTAATGATCAAATGAATGATTGTATCACTATTTATATCATCGCTTCAAATAATACCCTTAATATGGGATTTTTAGATATGTCTATATCTGTTTATCCTAATTTGAGTGTTGAATATATTCATTCTAATTTAAATATAGCATCATCGGATAACTCTGAGATAATTATTATAAATTCTTATAGGAGTACAGAAGATGATATAGATTTTGATAATCAGCTTCATCTTAAGCTGAATGGTACGGGAAATAAAGCCTTGATGGATAATGGTTTATATCAGGATATAAGAGGTATAGATATATCAAGTTATCTATTAGAATCTGATTCTGTTACTATAGTATCATCTATAACCAAATCAAAATATGATGATATAAAAAGTTATATTCTAAATAATGATCATATGTATTTTTCCATGGTGATATCTAACTCCGGTTTTACGGCGGCTTTTAATTCAGATATCATAGCAAGTTATATTTATGATGCCGCTTATTTGGTATTTTTTGATCCGAATTCTTCAAAAATGAGTAAGATAAAAATTGATTATGATACTTATGAGGTAAGTACTATTGAATTTTAAATATTTGATGTTATGGCAACAGGAAAAGCTAGCGGTAAGAAGAAGGGCGAATGTCCGAAGTCAGGATGTATCAAGAAAGTAGGGAGTGATTGGCGAGTGGTTAGCAACAAGACCGGTAAATTATGGCCGGCCAAGTACAAGTCGAGGGATTCGGCTAAGAAAGCCTTAGCAGCTTATCATATGCATTGATGGTATAGGCGGGTAGATGATATGAATCATGTACCCGCTTACTGTTTTAATTTACATTCTATTATGCCTATCTTTGTGAAAAACATAATTTATGGCTAAGAAAGATAAACCAGAGGAAATTCCTTCATGGATAAAGGATTTATATAAGGAGGATCTTGATCGTGTCGTAAGAGGCGAGCGTCCTATGTATTTCAGAGGTATGGATGATAGTCCTTTGAGAAACGTATCCCCGGAGTTTGATATCCTTAGCGGAGGAGCCGCAGTTAAAGGCATGAATGGGATAAGAGGTACGTTGTCCCCGTTGAATAACGGTATGGGTAATTATAATTTCAGCCTCAGGGGTATAAATAAGAAGATAGGTGAGCTGGTTGATGAGGCGGGGCTATATTTACCTGAGAAATTAAGACCTGTATATCGGACTGTGGTGGATGCTATGTCGAGTTCCAAGGATAAGGGGTTGGGTCATATCACGCAGCCGTTGGCCAACGCCCTGTACCCGGCGGACGATCGGCGGAACCGGCGCATGGACGGGGAGTATCCCGTTGGTTATGTGGATGCCATAGACGGCATATGGCCCATGGAGAAATATGGGCTATGGGGAGAGAAAATTGAGAGGAAGCAAGATGGAGGAGAAACAAGAGAGTCTGTTCTCGATAAGCCTAGATTCGGGAGCAGGGTATTGGATAATTACGTAGCTTCTGCTCACCCTGTTTTGTCAATGATATATGATATCGCTAACTCAAGGTATACTGATGGCCCTACTCGCATAAATAAAGCTGCGTATTCATCAATAGACCCTATGGGGAAGAATCCGGAATGGTATGAGTATCCTGTTCATTTTATGAAGATGTTCGGGAAATATATATCTGGTGATTTTAATAACAAGTTATATGGCGATAGCGATAATGATGATTTAGGCACAAGAACTAGTGATGAGGCTTGGGCTAAATACAATAAACTCCCTTACGATGAGTCTGTATTGATAGATAACGGTGATGGTACGTATAGTATACGAAAGGAATTATCTAATAGGATGATACCTGATTCGTCTATCGTAAGGAATAGGATTGATGTGAATAGGAGTCTGTTTGATAAGGAAACTAAGGAATACAATGAAGGACTTATAAAAGCTTTAAGTGATGCCGATCCAGAGGAGTATGAGAGGATTCAGAGGGAATATAAGGATCTGAAAAGGGTAAGAGAGGGTGCCATATCAGCGGACGAGATGAATATAAAAGGGTTGAGATCCCTTTATGATAAGGGGTATGGTGTCGTGAATGAGTATAATTATAGGGATCGTAGACTTGATAAGAACGAGACGGGTCCTCATAGCGTACTTGGTGATTATACGATATATCGTGACAAGGATATGGGCGGATATAGATATAGGGATGTATATGATTTCAATCCCGCTGTCCAGTTTCTTTTGAATGGGGATGTATTTAAGATAGATGGTAGTATTGATAAAAAGGATAGAGGAGGTTCGGTAAATACAGGGAGGGCTTATGGTTCTGGCAAGTATGTAATTGATCCTGATAGATCAGAGGATAATAAGATGGCTGTGTATGATGAGATATGGGATTATCTGACCGATAAGAAGGGGATACCACAAACGCAAGCTATCGGTATCCTGTCGAACATCGCCGCCGAGTCTGGAGGGGACACCGAAGCCCTAGGAGCCGCCGGTGATTTTGGCATCCAACAATGGCTTGGACCGAGGAAGAAGGAGCTACAGCGCAGGTATGGGAAGAAACCGACATTGACACAGCAGTTGGATTATCTCGTGGATGAGTATCAAGGCAAGGTCCCGGGGTTAGGTTGGAATTACATCAATCAAGGCAAGTTCTTTGATAAGGATGCTCAAGGCAATGTATATAATTATTATATGTACTCAAAGGCTGATTTTGATAACGCTACCAACTACAAGGACGCTACCGTAGCATGGAATCAGGGGTATGGAAGGCCTCTTGGATCGACTTTAAGAAATGAGAAGAGATTTGAGTTCGCTGATGTATTCGCTAATAGGTATGGTGTCCCGGAGGTCGAGCCAATGAAATATGAGTTCGGGCAGCGGGATTCGGGCACTGGGGACGGAGGTCAGCAGCCTATACCTGAGACGGTAGCCCCTGCCAATCCTTCTTTGGTTTCCCGCCCTACCATGGATAGTTGGTGGGAGAAGGAAGGCCAAGATCTATTATATAAGATGTTATCTCAATCAGGAGCCAATAAGAAGGCTATAGAGGATATTGCCAGTAATATTAAGAACGACCCTCAATCGGAAGCTCAGATACGTGAGGCCGATCGTATGCGTAAGGAACAGGCGAAAAGACAGTTGGTTCTTAATATGATACCGGGATTAAGTCTTAATATAAAAGGCATGAGTAGATCTCAAAAATAATGTTACATTTGTGAAATCATTAAACGTTTTTGATATGAAAAGATTATTATTCCTATTAGTTATGTTGTTGGCGCCAATGGCGTTGATGGCTCAAGAGATAATCCCATCGGAAGGGACTATCACCATTGATCTAACTACCTTTACCGGCATCATGGCTTTTGTTACGATGTCAGCTACCCAACTAGCCAAGGTAGTGCCGTATATTGACACCCATAAGTGGGCTAAAGTCCTATCCGCTGTAGTCATAGGTATGCTGGTTTGTATATTAGCGTGGTCCCTAAAGGTGTCTCCATTACTTATAGGGAGTGAATGGTGGGAGGCATTGCTGTATGGGGTAGCTGTTGGGTTCAGTAGTGCCGGCTTCTACGATCTGGTGAAAGCTATAGGATCGCTGTTTGTAAAAAGGATTTAAATTTTGGTCATAATAATAACATTTGCTGAGAGACTCGTCGTTGTAAAATGATGAGTCTCTGTTTTTTTAAATTATCTTTGTGTCAGAACGAAATTAATTAGACATGAGCAAATACGTAATCAAGAGGAAGATACCTAAATATCAAGAGGCCGGGGAAGTCGGGTCGTATATGCTTGGTAATATGGATGGCATACAAGGGTTAGGTATAGAACCTTTGGTAAATACCAACCAAGGATTACCCGCGTCGGTCAATCCGCTAGGGATATATTCTTTGGATACTCCAGATCAGTTGAGGACTAAATATGCTAATGCTTTTGATCAGAAGGATATGTTTCCGGCTAGCTTCAAGGGTAGTTTGCAACGTATAGCTGAGAATTATCAGGACAATGGTATTACGCTTAATAACATAACTGTTAATGATGTTGATAAATCTAAGACCGGTTCAGGCGAGACGGATGTTTTTGATTTTACCTCCATCCCTTACTATGGCGCTGATGATATAGGATCTAGATTCACTCAGATGGGTCGTGGTATAGGTCGTATGAGAAGCGAGGGATATGGCGATTTATCCACCGGGGCTAAAACAGCTAATACGATAACCACTATAGCCTCGGGAATTAGTGGTATCATGGGGTTGGCTCGTAACGTAGTTTCTGGAATAGCGTCAGAGAAAGGTACTCGTACCAATATTAGGTTAGCTCAAGAACGTGAGGCTAGGCAAAGAAGGCAATCCCAAATGCAGTACAAGGATGGTGGAGGCGTTTATCTGGAACCTAATAATAGGTTCGATAGCGGAAGCCTTACCGGTGAGTACCTGTATCCGTTACCTAAGTCGATGGAAGATCAAGCCAACGTAGAGGTAGAGAAGGGCGAGTACGTGGAGCAGCCCGGAGAGGCGCCGATGGAGGCCATGGGGCAGAAGCACGCCGACGGGGGAACACCCGTTTCCTTGGAGCAGGGTACGAAGGTTATTACCGATGATACCACCATAGAGCCGGACTTCGCCAAATACATCAGGGATACGTATGGGATCAAGGCCACGCCTAAGGATACGTATGCTACGTTAATGGACAGGTATAAGGCTAAGATCGGTCTTAAATCGGCTTACGATGACCAGAAGAAGGCGTTGGAGAAACTGAAGAAAAACGATAAGATAGATGATGAGAATACAAGGCGTTTAAACGCCTCAGTATTATCCAAGGCTATAAATGATAGTAACGATACCGTTAATGGCTTAGAGGGAAGATTTACGGACTTCGCTAATGTCATATACAAGGAGCAGGAAGACCGGAAGATGAAGAAGGATGAGGATACGTATTTCGCTAAGGGTGGTGAGATAGATAACATCATATCCAGATCCATGAAAGAATATGGTCTTACGGAGGAGGATATAGCTGAGGCTAAGAAAGAGTTGCTTAAGAAAGTGGCTGGTATTCGTCAGAAAATGGAGATAGGAGGCACGTCTTTGTTCGGTCGTAAATTAACTTTCCGTCCGATCGAGAATAAGTTCAACAATGATCCTAATTATTTTGGTTATCAGCGTCAAGGAACCGATGGCTCTTATGGAGGTATTAATACGGATGAGAGGTTGAATTATTATAAGACATTCAATCCGGTCGCTTACGACGCTTATATGGGGGCTTCGGAAGGCGCTAGAGCTAGGGCGTTGCAAGATGCTATCTACGGTCAGACAAGTAGCTGGATGGGCTTGGCCACGGCGGAGAACCCGATCATCGCCAACGCCGAGGCGCTTCGGGATTACACGACGCTCGTTTCTTTTGGTGGTGAGGATAGTCAAGGTAATTACCCGGAAGACAAGAAAGCTGCATATCATGATAGGATGAGAGACAATAAATTAGGTTTGTTTACCACATCTCGTCCTATGATCGGTTTGGATGTCGTTACAGAGGAACAGCATAAGGCTCTTAACGATGCTGGTATCACCCATTTTAGCCAACTATTCTCTGATAAGAACAAGGATGTTGTTAATAAGATTCTTGGAGAGGATATGCTCAAGATGCAAGCGTTGAGATCTATGGAAGGAATGGAAGGTCTTGATTTTATACTTGACCCTCATAAGGTAGCTTCCGGCCCTATGGATATAGGTGATGTGGAGGATCCTGATGTTAAGTTGGATATGCCTGAGCTGATTGATCCCAATACACTCCCTAAGACCAACACAAATGCCGGTAAGTCGAATAGCGGCAATGGAGGCAGGAATATAGTAGGTGGTGGTCTTGACTTTCCTGAGGTGTTCAGGATGACTCCGGGAGCCGTGACAACGGAAGGCCTGGAAAGACATTACGCTCCTACTGTGGACCCGGTGTTGAGGTCGGCTGATCAGTATATGGTTGAGGCTAATCGTGCTTTCCAATCACAATTGGATCAGATGGGTAATGTCCCGGATTCCCAGAGAGGGGCTTTATCATCCAATTTGCAGGCTATCATGAGTTCTAATATAGGTAAGTATATAAATGAGGTAGAACAAGGGAACGTGGCTCAAAGGACTTGGGCTGATAATGTAAACGCCCGTGCTTGGACTGATACGTATGATAAGAATATAGCTCAACGTCAGGGTTATCAGAGTCGGATATTACAGGCCTTGGCTAATACCGACGAGAACTGGGCTAGGTATTTCGATAGCGTTAATGATGAGATTCAGCAGAAGTGGAATACGGCTACGACCATGAATACATTAAGGTCTATATTCGGGGATGTAAAGATCGGTCCTAATGGGCAGCTGATCGCTGATCCTCAAGGAGATATATTGAGTTATAGGAGATTATATCCCGCTCAGGAAGTAACTAAAGGCAAGAAAGGATAAAGGATGGCTTCACAATATAGTATATTAAGGAATTACGGCAAGTATGTATCACCCTACAACATGGATGTCATGATGCAGGGTATGGGATACATGCAGCAGAAGATAGATACCAATCGGCAGGCTATAAATGAGTATGCTGATTATATTATCAATTCTGACATTATAAAACCTCAGGATAGGGAATATCTTCATAATAGGTTAAATGGATTGATACAGGACGTGAATAATGTGTATCGTAAATCTAATTTGGCTTCTGATGGTATAGCCAGAAGTATACAGGCTCGTCTTGGGGAGGCTCTAGATACCCGTGTGTTGAATGCTATTGCCGGCACTAGGGAGTATAGATCTTTCTCACAGAAGATCGAGGATATGAAACTTAATAATCCAAAGCAATATAGTGCTATAAATGAGGCTGTTGCTTTGTTGCCGTTTTATGAATGGGCTAATGACGGTCAGGTTGGGACAAGGATGAATCCTATTCATTATACTCCTTATACGGATTATAATGAGGAAATGAATAAGATGATGAAAGATTTCGTTAGTCTTAATAAGGGAAAGAAGTTTTCTGTTCCTGAAATAGTGGATGGTAAACCTACCGGGAGGATGAGGGATATTACTGTTGATGAGATGAGTCAATCTCAAATTAGATCAATAGCGGCTAGGTCTATATCTCAGAATGCTAAAGCTCAGATGCAGATAGAGGGGCAGTATTTAGCCATGACCAATCCTGGCATGTTTAGTGGTATGACTACTGAACAGTTTGTTAATAAATATGTTTCTAGATTTGATGCTGAAGAGAGCGTTCTTTTAGCCAAACTCAAAGGGGCGGAGGCCAGCCCTTCCGCTAAGGCGGCTATCGAGGCTTCGTTGCAGGAGGTTCGGGAGCAGCGTCGTGCGTTAGTGGAGGAGGCCACATCCTTTATTGGCAACAATATGAATCCCGCTAGGGCAGGGGAGTTTATTGTCCGTAATGAGTTTCTTGATGGCGTATCTGCTAGATGGTCATACAATAATTCATCAGAAAGCTATAGTGCGGATGATTATTATTTTAAAGTAAGAGATCTTGATTTCAAGGAGCGAGAGTTCTCATGGAGACAAAAATCCAAGGAAATAGATCAGAATCTTAAGCTTAGGGAGATAATGGCTAAAGAAGGTGGTAACAGTTCCGGCGCTTCTTTGGGTGTTATGATTGAGCTAGAGAAAGTTCAGCCTAATGTCACCCCTGAAAATATATTTGACAATCAGTATATTCAGAATGAAAACAATATATCAACAGGAGAGAAGGATTTAATATCGTCTTTAAATCCTGTTGATTTACGAGGTATAGAGAATGATATACAAAACAATCCCTCTACATATCCTGGTGGTGTTAATAGTGAGAATATTATGGCATGGATCACCAATAACGGTGGAGCGTCTAGTTCTGTATTATCTTCATCCCCGGATAAGAATATGGTGGATAAATATGAGGCTCTTATGGCTGCGAACGATAATAGGAAGAGATATAGTAAGATAATGGACGAGGAGGTTGATTATCTTACGAATGCTTTTGATGTCGCTACAGAGAATATCCTTAATGATGCTATTAAAGACCAGGATTATGTTACTGGCGGTATTGATACATATACCGATAATGGTATGGTTAACGCAAGGGATGTTGGTAAGAATGGGGCGGTTATTGGAGGGAAGGAATACTCCGCTGAGGATGCATTGAAGATATCCTCTTTGATAGGGCTGATAAGTGAGAATATCGATTATGTAGGTCATTCTGCGGATAACAATGAATTGATGAGATCCTATGTTGGGTTATTAAATCGTTATACTGGACAGGATTTTACTTCTGAGGATATAATTGAGTTTTCTAAAGTATTTAAGCATCTACGTAATCCGGTAATGAAAGCGGATATATCAGATTTATCAGACAAGGATAAGATTCTTAGGATTATAGGATTTAATATGTTTAGAGCTAATGGTCCTACGCTTAGGAGGGAATGGTCTTCTTCCAATGTAGGTCGCAATATAACTAAGGCTGTTCAGGATTCTAAAACAGTCTATGAAAGAAGATATGATGAGTTCGCTCCAAGATCATGGTCATTTTCCAATTCTACCAACGCTTCTAAAGAGGATAGGCGTATGCATGCTAAATTAGAGAGTCTGCTTTTGGCGAGAGCTGGTTTCTTGAATAAAGATAAAGATAGTAGACTTAATAATTACATATTATATGCTCGTCCTACAGATAATCCTAATTCATTTGATTTGGTAGCTATGGCTGGTGGGAAGAATATCGCTACGGTTCAAGTTACTAAAGAAGAATTAGATAGTATTGGATATAGTTTGTATGAAAGGGAAAGAAATGTGAGATCTGAAGATTATGAATCCAAGATCATTCCTGTGTCTTTTTCTGCTACAACCAATAGACCTTACCAGAAATGGGCGCAGGCTAATTCACTTGGCGCTTTCGCTACTGTTGAGAATGCGGCAGAGGAGGCTTCTAGGATGGTTGATAAGTATGATATTCAGAATAATGATCTAGCTACATCTGAGCTTAATAAGAGAGCTATTAGGATAATTAATACGGTTTTGAGGAATTACAAGTCGTATGATGTCAAAGCTAAGGGATTCCCCGGAGGAGTTGAGGTTGGTATTTATTTCCATGGTCAAGCAAAGACCGGGACACCGCTTAAGGTATTAGAGTATAACACTGATTATGCTGATAATATCATGAAAATCATAAATATGTGTCCTCAGATGTATCTTACTCAAGCTGTGGTTGAGGCTATTAATAAGGATGTTATTGTAAAGGGTAGGGATATTAATGAACAGCATTCTGACCTTAGCAATCTTCTTTCGGTATTGGATAAAGAGACCGTAGATAAAATAGATGGTAAAAATGGACAGCAACAATAATAATGATATGGGGAATGTGATGAGGGATCAGGGATATTATGTCCCGACTCCATCCGTTCCATCCCCCATGCTTTCTGGGGACAATATTTCTTCTATCCCTATTCCTGTCGGGATGAGTAGTTCATCGGATATGGATAATGATGTTTTATCCAGAGAGGGAAGTAGAAGCATACCGTCATTGGTTGAGGGTATAAAAAAATCTGTAGAGACATCTTATCATGATGATGTAAAGGCCAGAAACTCGCTCTTCCAGATGATAAATGAGGTGGGTATACCTAAAGGCAATTATGATATAACTGGAAGCAGGATCAATCTTCGTGATTCAAGATATAGGTTATCAACAGGTGAGTGGATTCCTAAATATGAGAATTATATCAATAATATAGATAATGACGATCGTCTATCGAGAAGTCAAAGTGGTTGGGAGAAAACTTATAGAGGATTAGGTAAGTTTATTTATAAGTCTGCTTTGTATGGAATAGGTGGAGTAGGTCAGTCTGTTTATGGATTAAAGGAGCTTGTTACAAAAGGGACGTTATCAGCTATGTATGATAACAGTTTTGCCAGATGGTTGGATGATATGGATAAGCGTGGTGATTATACGCTTAATCATTATTACAGTAAGGAGGAGCGAGATGCCGGATTTCTTAAAAGTATGTTTACAACCAATTTCTGGACAAATGATCTTTTGTCGGGGGCTGCATTTACGGCTGGGGCTATCTTGTCGTCTTATGCTTTCGCTGGCGCTGGTCTTATGAATGCCGCCCGTATGGGGGCTAGGATAGGAGCGACTGTCGCTGGATTAGGTAGGGCTGCTTCCGCCACGAAGAGCGGGTTTAACTCCATGCTGAGGGCCGCCCGCATAGGACGAGGCATAGGCAAGGGTTTGGACAACCTAACCTTTATTGGCACGTCAACGCTTTGGGAGGCTTCGGTAGAGTCAAGGAGTGGGTTGATGGAGTCTGAGGAAAACTTCAAGCAGGCTTACAGAAATGCCTATGGTAGAGAAGCCTCGTATGAGGAGCTTATGAGGTTCAGAAATGACAACGTCGATGCCGCCAATACTATATTTGCCGCTAATATCGGTATTCTTACATTGTCTAACATAGCTATGTTCGGTGATATGTTTGGTATGGATCTTGGTGTGGATAAGTTTATAAAACGCGATATATTTGGCGTAGGCGCCGAGAGGATGGATAACGGGACATTGAGGGCCATAACGCCTAAGAAATGGCAGAAAATAGCCGGGAATACGTTCAATATTATCAAGCGCCCAGTGTCAGAAGGTCTTTATGAGGAAGGTCTTCAGGGAGTGGCTAGCAAGTCCGCCGAGGATTGGGTAGAATCAAGATACAATCCTATGGCTATCCGGCAGAATATAGGCTATATGGAGGCTATAAAGAACGGGTTCAAGGAAACATACGGGTCTAGTCAAGGCTGGAAGGAGATCGGCATCGGTATGATTATCGGATCGGTTATGGGTGGAAAGACCTTTGGAGGTATAAAGGAATGGAGCCAAGACATGTCCAGGAACAAGGGGATGGTGGATGCCTACAACGCCAATGCTGGCGCCTTGACTACCGCCGCTATCCGTGCTATTCGTGGCAGTATGGCTCTGAACGCTCAATTATCAGGCTTGAAAACGGATAATAACGCTGACGATATACCTAATTCTAGAATCATAGATAAGACTTTTAGTGACGCCGTATTCAATCGTCTTCGTTATGATTCGGAGATGGGGATGCTGGATGATACGAAGGAGAATTTCAGGACGGTAGTCGAATCTATACCTAATAGCGATATAGCGTCCGATATGAATATGACGGATGAGCAGGTCAATGAGTATAAAGCCGATCTTGTCAACGAGTTTAATAAGAAGGTGGATAATTTCATTATGGCCAACAGATTCGCCGACTCACTTACTGAGGGTATCCCGAACAGGTCTTTTAACGCCTATATCTCCAATATGGCTTATAATGGCCTTGAGGCGAAGGATAATTTGAACGATATTGCCAATCAGTTAAGAAGGATATACAATACGGATATAGGTCCCGCTCTTGATATATATTCTCGTCTTAATCCTGATTCGAGCAGGGATCTTGAAGAACTCAGGAAGCTTACGGATGATATACAGAGGATGGAGAAGAATATCTTGAGGCTTCAACAAAGTGTCGCGTCGAAGGACGCTCTTGAATCTGATAAGGCTAAGTTGGTCAAGGAGAATGATAGGCTTCTTAAATTAACAGAGGATAGGATCGCATTGGAGAGGAAATTAACTACGTTAATTAACTCAGAGGCTGATATATCTAAGTTGTTCTTAAATAGAAATGATTCAAGGATCAGTGCCGCTGATCTTATGGCGGCTTATGATACTATAGCTGATTTTGAGAACGTCGTATCTATCCGTGGGGTTGATAATTATAAGGAGGCTATGGCATTGCTTAGTGAGTATCGTCATAATCTTGTGGCTTATAAGAATATAAACGAGTCTCTTCGTCGTATGCGTGACAGAAGATTCATCCGGGCGCAGGAGCGCGGGTTCATGAAGATATTATCGAACGTATGGGGTAAGACTTATGAGGAGGATGATAGCAAGTATGATTTCAGGAATACTGATGATCCTGATGCCAATGCTCTTTATGCCAACGATCAAGCCATAGACAAAGCTTACCAAGATGGTCTTATTGGGGAGGATGAGGCATTTATGTTCAAGACATATAATCATATGATCGCCAGATCTATGGAGAATGAGATCAAGACCGATGAAGGTAGTATAGTCGAGAGGGTTCCTGATGATGAGGATATCATAAATCCTTCTGACGATAGAATCAATAATATAGCTATAAAGATATGGAACGGTAATGAGGATGTCTTATCTCCTAGGGAGAGACAGATATATGATAATAACAAGCCTCGTGTCGATAGTCTAGTTAACGGGTTTGGGGATAATCCTATTTCAAGGATCAATAAGGCTAGATCGATAATAGATAGATTGAAGATCCATGATAATATTTATGATAATATCAAGGACGCTGTTGATGATATTGTAGATATGAATATCAATGGTCTTGATCAGGATCAGGTTAAGGAGGCTATAAAGACCTATAACGATCTTATGGATGAGGCTGACAATGGCAATGAGGTTGATCAGGATAAGCTTAATGAGGCTATTGATATTATCAATAATTATTCCGATGGGCCTCTTCTTCAATTCGTGGAATGGATGAGGTTGTATGATAACGGAAGTATAGCTGTCAAGGATTACGATAAATCCATACCTATGGGTGATGTCCTCACAGAGAGCGAACCCGGGACATCCACCGGCAGGACGGAAGTTAACGCCGCCCAGAATCCGGTGGTGTTGATGGCTCAGAAGAGAGAGATCGGTGGGGTTATGTATTATGAAGTTGGCGGAATGAGACTTGACAGGTTTATGGACAGTCTTGGGCTTAAAAGATCTGATGCCACTGATACTGATAATGGAAGGGTGATGGATTTCACCAACGGAACCGACATATTTACTGTTATAGAGTCGAATAACCACTCAAGATGGATGATTAGCGAGGATGACGCTCAGGCTTTCGAGAACGCTACCGGTGTCATATTGGGGCGGCAAACCGCCTTGTCGACCTCCATCTGGTTTATGGTGTATCGCAAGGGGCAGGATGGATCTATTGTCCCTTATTATACGGGTGATACGTTTGGGTCTAACAACGAGTCGGTGAATCAGGAAGCAGCGGCTAGCCTTCGCAAGGGTGATATGGTAAGGTTTAAGATGGATATGTCAGATCCATACACCAAGGGACTGTATGATAAATACAATAGTCTTAACGCCGTTGATCCTAATTCTGATGAGACTAAGTCGGCTTACAGAGAGCTGGTTGATAATATGGTTATTAAGATCGTGGATAGCGATGGCAATTTCGTCTCGGTACTGAAAGCCAATGACCCGGATTCAAAAGGAAGTAACGCTGATTTAAGGAGTATGGCCTTTGAGTTGTATAGGGATAATGTAGGATCTGTCGCTGGCGAGATTGATATACCGTTCGTAGGCACAGTCACCAGTGTTTTGCCGGGAAGACCTAATTTTAGCGTAAGTGATGATAATGGGACGTTGATGGTATCCGAGAATGACTTTACCAGCGAGACGGTCGACAAGGTAGAGAGCGTAGGATATATAGAGAACGGGGTGGTTACGATGAGGGATGATATTAAGTATAATATATTCCCGTTCTGTACGGCTATCGTCAGGGACAAGTATGGTGATTATAAAAATTCACGTATCCCGGTCGTAGCTATAAAGACAGGAAATGGAAGAAATTACCTGTACCCCGTAAGATTGAAAAATCAGGATATATCGTCATTCTCATCCATGATCGGATCGATGGCTGATAGGATTACGGAGGGTCTAGGCGGAGGCGTAAGTATTGATGATATAATGGATCTTAATAACGCTATAGCCAGATCAGGGTTGGATAATAAGACATATATGATTCCGCTGGCGGGAGACGTGGATGTTATCAAGAACCGGCTTGAAGCTGTCAAGGAAGCGGTTAGCAGGATGCCTATGACCGCTGACATAAGAGGATGGATAGGTGATTCCAGAACTAAGGAGGATATTTTGATGAATGACGTTACGATCAACATCGATCTTAACAACGATCCTTTCATAGCTCCTAAGTTTAGGATGAGTATCAAGGAGAACAAGGTATCCAAGGAGGAGACGGAAGTCTCGTTCCCTAACCTGCCGGATCTGCCATCGGAGTTCGCCTCGCCTACGAAGGCTGCCGAGGACAAGTCTTTGGTTTCCGACGGTAACGTAGTATCCGGAGAAAATGAGGCGGAAAATCCTTGCTAAATAAAATATCTTGACTTATCTTTGCGGCGTCAGTCCATCACCTGACGAGTAAGATATTTAAAAGTTGGTCCCTGTCGGGTGTGTGATGGCCCCGGTGGGGACTCTTTATATTATGCAATTAGATGCCTTTTTACATCGGAAGATCATGCAAGACCTACGCATCCAGCGAGTAAAGGTCTTGATGATGCTATACACCAGTAACTATTTTGTCAAGGTCAGACAAAAGCAGTTGCTTGATCATACATACTCATTAAGTAGGGATCAGGCTTTTGATTATATGACTGAGTTCAATAAAAGACTTAGTGATAAGGTTGGTATAAAATGTACGATGGATATCCTTTTACCTACCGATGATGATAATGCTAACATCATAATCGAGCACAATGGTATTATCAAGAAGTTGATGAAGGAAGCCGAGAAACTGGAGCTTGATACTGATGCTATCGAAGCCATGATGCGTGATCTTCTTGATGAGTTGAAGGATGATATTGATCTTAATATCCTGATATTTGACGTAAGCCAGTTGCTTATAAAATACAATCTATTTAGGTTGGATGCTATAACCGAGCAGGAGTTCAAGAACTCTTTTGTCAGGATGGATAGTAGGAATATGGAGATAAAGAAACTAACTTTATCTGATATCAAGAAGGTGGTGGAGATGATAGAGGATAGGTATAGCTACGCTTTATATATGACAGAGGAATATGGCTGATTACATTTTTTGTAAAAATATCTCCTGTTTGTTTGTAGTTTCAAAATAAGGTCTTATATTTGCGGTGTCCATCCGTTATTGGGCCATAAGAAGATATTAACTCGCCTAGGCGTAGGCGATAGATGAGGGCTATTGGTGGAATAACGGACGCCAACGGCCCTTGTTGTTTTGTATTATGTGTAATATTGTTTTGAGTGATGACTTATCTATCAGATCGTATTTTGAAAAGGTTTTAAATCTAAGTAAACTTGGTGATAAATTCCCTGTTAATTTAGATGATGTATGGCCATTGGTTTATTCGGCTAAGGAGAAAGCTGTTAGAGCTTTAGTAAGTAGTGATCAGTTTATGCAAGGTATTGATTATGAGATTTTAGCCACAAATGGCGAAAATACGACAGTAGGAAGACCTGTAAATGTTTATATGATTTCTATATCTTGTATGGAGTATTTTATAGCTAGAAAGGTTAGATCTGTATTTAATGTTTACAGGGATGTTTTTCATAAAGTGATAAATAAAATACCATCTAGCTATTCGGAGGCTTTACGGATGTATGCTGATGAGGTGGAAGCTAGAGAAAGGGCTGAAAAAGAAGCTAAGCTTGCATTAGAGGCTAAAAGGATATCTGATAACATCATCAAAGAACAGGCTCCTATGGTTGAGTTTGCTAAGACAGCCGAAATAGCCCAAGAGACAGATATGTTGATCAGAGAGGTTCGGGAAAAGCTAGAGGCTCATGGATATGATATAGCGGAGAAGAATCTTCGAATATTGCTTGAGGATAAGAAGTTCTTCGCTAAGACCGGTAAGAGGTGGTTGCTTTCCCAAAGGATGATAGACAGCGGTTATGCTCGTTATAGATATCGTAATGATGACGAGTTCTACGGCACTAATACTGTCTATGTGACTCCTAAGGGATTTCAGTGGATTGTGTCTAAGATATCTAAAGAATGGATGCCTAGGTTCTTGGAATTGAAAGGCAGGGTTCTGAGTAGATCAGATAAAGATATTTTCGCTAAACGATAAACTCCATTTTTTATAATTTAGGATTGAGTTTTTGCCTGTTCGTGAGGATCGGCAAAAAGATTTGCACTTTTCGGAGAAACATAAGGTTTGTTATTATGTTGTTATTTTGGTGCCCCGTCCGCTCGTGAGAGTAGGCGGGATTTTCTATCTTTGTGTCAAAACGATTTAGTAATGGGACGATCTTGTTATGTTATAAAAAATAAGGAGGGTGGGATAGATAATGTCCTTGCCCCTAATAACCAACCATCCGGATTATACCAAAGGGCGATGGAGGTGCTTGGCGACCAGAAGCAGGCCTTATCGGTCTGGGGTACGGCCTACTCCCCCGACTTCGTGTCTTTCTTTGGCGATTGGATGTCCATGCCATCAGAATATGATCTGGATAGTAATGGGGAACCTAGGTATGATGATGTCATGTCCTTTATCAAGCGGAAGAACTATTTCGTCGGTAATTTCATGGCCGATGAGGTTAAGGATATCAATAACACCCTTACTTCCTTGGGGGTTGATAATATCAATGATCTTAATGATATGATCATATCCAATTTCCTCTCCGGCGGTGATATATTCCTCAATAGATACAATCTTGATAGGTCCGGGATGTATGACGCTGATGAGATTGATAATATCATGACCAACAGATCAGCGTATGAGCGGGTAAGGGATATGATGAGGAGGATTGTCGATTTTATGTCTGACGGGGATCTTAATGAGAAGGATATGTATTTCCTATCCTCCGAGTCAGGTCTTGGTGATGATTATATGATATATGAGGATACATATGACTCGTTAGGGAAGAGAAAGGTCTTGAATCCAATAGAGGTAAGGGATACGATCATGAGGGCGGTAGGCGGTATCAGCGACCGCCGGGAGTTCGATCAGGCTTTCACCTCCATCCCCTACCCTTCCTTGGCACTCCGGTATCAGGAGGATCAGGATTACGCAGATCGGATGTATGACACGTATCGTAATATGACCCGTATGGAGGTTCGGAGTCAGGACGGAAATACGATTACCGACTCGTACTTCAATAGTACCACACCGTATATCAGTATGCCTAAGGATATGAAGGGTCTAAGGGATAAGGTTGGGGAGATAATCGATATGGATGATTTTAAGGACATCAAGGATGTTGCCGGACGTCTGCATGACATAGCCATGGATCTTGCCGACATGGGCGTGGATATAAGCGAGGCGATCAGCGATGAGATGATTATATCCAGACCGGAGGATATCCGTGATCTTATGGCGTCGCTGGATGTCATGTTGTCTTCCATACAGGTCGGCAATTCGGTATACGATAGCTTTATCTCCGATCTTGATAGGATAACAGGAAAAGGGAATCCGATATACGAGGTTCAGGATACTTATTCTACTGGGGATAGGATGGTGTATGTAAGGTCCGGGAATACATCCCCTTCCGATATGTATGATAGGAGCATGTTGTATATGGGTAGGAATACGTACCATAACACGGCCCCGATAACCGACACCGATCAGGCCTATGAGATGTTGGCCGATATCGGGATAGAGCGGCCCTCGTACTTGCCGGCTGGCGTGGTTCCCGCCGGGGCTTCCCGTTCTGATATTGGTGTGGTCAAGGATAACATAAAGAAGCTAGTTATGTCCAACATCTCATCCTCGAATACCGAGAACATGATCCTTACCAGATTAATATACCAACATCCCGTGACTCCTGAGATGGATGATGTCGATATTGATCGAGAGTTCAGGAGATACGAGGCTAGGCAGGGAAAGGATCGGGATTTTATCAAATCCTGTACCTCGTTGAGGAAGATCCAGATCAAGGAAAGGTTAAAAAAATCGGATTTATATAATAATGTCTTACGTTTCCTTGATTTTAATGGATTTTATAATGTATCTTTGAACCACCATGACAGAGGTACGTTAAAAAGCATGGAGATGTCGTTGCCGGAAGGTCAGGTAAGGGATCTTCTGTTTGACGTGGCTATCGAGTCCGGTGACAGTAGCATGAGAAACCTTTTCTATCTGGATGGTCAGGATAGGATGATGGATGTCGGGTTTTACAGGTATCTGTACCAAAGGAATCCGGGCCTGCTCCGGGAGGTCAACGGCGGCGTCGAGGCGAGACCGGACGGTTCGTTCTTGGCTCGTGGGAGGTATGATGATTTCGTGTCATTCCAATCCGGTTTATATGAGAAGGTAGGTGAGACGGTTGATGGTGCGATATACAGGTTCGTTGATGATCTTATATACTCCGATCCATCATCATATCAAGAAAACATGGTACGAAGGATGGGTGACGTTACGGTAAGGAGTGACGATAACCGCCTGTCAAGGATAGAGGATGATCCCTCATCCAGTAAGATAGTTAATGAATACACTGCTAATACAAATAAGTTGATGCGAGATTTTTCGTGTAGTTAATCTCTCTTTGACGTCGTGAGACGTTTTCTTTCGAGCATTGAAACATTGAATTTATGGATTTGCATGAATCCGGGTCGTAGTGATACGTTCCGGATTTTTTGTCTTGTATCGGTTCTTATTAATCCCATTTACAAGACATTAAGTACTTTGATGATGACACATATCACGATCTTAGGGCTGTTAATTTTTGAACTTTGTAACGCCCGCCATCAGGTGGGGTTATTATTAATTCAAAAATAAATAGACATGGGTACAAGTGGAGACAAAATCGTTTTGTTAGACGGTATGGGTTCCGGTAGTGGAAGCGCCACTAACGGTTTATTATCTATGATTCCGGGTATGTTCGCCAATTTAATAGGCGGGAATAAGATGGATCCGAACTTGGTAGCGGCTTTGATGAACGGTCGTAACAACCAAGACGGTTTCGGCGGGGCTAACGGTTGGTGGTTGTGGATCATCGTCCTGTTCTGGTTATGGGGTGGCCGTGGCTTTGGCAATGGTTTTGGCAATGGTAATGAGTGTTGCGCTAATGGTCTTCCAGCTCAATTGAATAACGACTATGGTCGTGAGTTACTGATGCAGGCTATCCAAGGTAACAGAAGCGCTATCGATCAGATCGCTAACGCCTTGAACTGTACTACCACTCAATTGCAAAGCGCTATCTGTAACGTACAAGGCGCTATCGATAAGGTAGCTGGTCAGGTAGGTATGACCTCTCAGGCTGTTATTAACGCCGTACAGCAACAAGGTTGTGAGATCGGTAATCAAATTAGCTCTTGCTGCTGCAATTTGAGTTCTTTGATCAACCAAAGCACTTGCCAGACTCAGCAGATGATCAACAATCAAGGTTATGAGAATCGTCTTGAGACATTGAATCAGACTAACACGTTACAAAACACTATTAATCAAGGATTGACGAACAATCGTGAGCAAGCCACGAGTCGGTTCAATATCTTGAGCGCTAAGATTGATGCTCAAACAACCTTGATTAATGATAAATTCTGTCAATTGGAAATGCGTGAGATGCAGAATACGATCAATCAGTTGCGTGATGAAAGGTCGGCTTACCAAGCCTCCGCGTTGACTCAGCAACAGACTCAGAATTTGATCAACCAGTTGAGACCTACCCCTGTGCCGGCTTATCCTTCATGCTCTCCTTACCAGACTTATGGATGGGGTCAGGCATTTTATGGAGGTAATTGCGGATGTGGGTGCAACAATGGATGCTGCAACAACGGAAACGCCGCTATTTAACTCTATAAAGGAAGGAGGCTATTATGGCTTGTGTTTCTAAAATAGGGTCTCTTTATGAGTTGGTTACGAAGAACGTGGTAGTGACTACTACCAACACCGTCTTCGGCATCAACCCAAGGATATGGCTGTCCTTGCCATGCGAGGGCCTTCTGCTGCTGAAAATCCGGCAGGTGGTTCCGACAACAGGCGAGACATTGCCAGTACAGATAGCTGTCCCAGCGAACAGCACCGTATCCACGGTAGGTGATGACACATGCTGCCCGGTAACCGGCGTGGCTGTGGTGAATTCGATCAACGTGGCTGTGACCGGAGCGGCTATGGTTAACAACACCGAACGCCTTGTTTATTTCAACAAGGTAAGGGGTGTATTGAGGCTCATGGATTGCTGTGTGCCTACAACCGCCGCATCAGCGTCGGAGACGACTGTTGATGAGGAATAGGTTAGATTGGATGTCTAATGGGAGGGTATTCCCTCCCGCTTAAAAATCGAGATATGTTTAGAGACTTAAAGAAAGGATTTCAAGTATATACGCTGGATACGTCCGATGTTCCGGTGTTCAGGATGGGGAATGTGGTTAACGTGTCCGAGCCTAGGTTCCAGCAACCCCAGATGGGTCAGATGGGGCAATATCAGCAACTACAGGATAGGGTGATAGACCTTACCGTGGAGATAAACGGGTCTTCCATGACCTATGTCGTACCGGAGAGCAGGGATGTCGCTATGTCCAATAACATAACTTTGGCCTGCTCGGTCGATCCGATCATGAACCAGCTTAACGCCGCTAAGAGAACCAGCTCCGATATTCTCGATAGTATCGATAAGCATAGGAGGACACTAGAGGCTTGTGATTCGATCCTTGAGGAAATCAATCCGGCTTTTAAGCAGACTAAGGATCAAGACCGGAAGATCAAGAATCTTGAGGAGAAAGTCGATAGGATGGGATCCTCTTTCGATGAGCTAAAAGAGTTGTTAATTAAAAAATTAGGTTAAGATGAGAGTTATAGATTTAGGCGGCGGCCACGATGAGGACTACGATGATGAGATCTACGATCGTAGAGGCGGCCGTGGACGTAGCAGACGTTCGGATGGGACTTACATGGGTTATGGTGGTGGAATATATGACCATTATGGCAAGGAGCATGACGGTAGGATGGATGAGCTAGAACGCCGTGAGCGTGATCTTGAAAGACGTGAGAGGGAGCTGGAACGTGACGAGCGTGAGCTTGAGAAACGCGAGAGACTCCATGAACGTGAGGACGAGATGTATCGCAGGGGATGGTTCGGTGAGCGTGGCATCCGTGACGAGTTCGATGGTACCGAGCCGTATATGCGCAGGGGACGCAGGAGTCGTTACTACTGAGGAGCAGACGCCGATGACCCGGATTATAAGCGGTATATAGACACCCATGGATATCACTTTTCCAAGGAGCTGGCTAGGGAAGCCGCTGACAAGATGCTTAACGCCGACGGGTCCAAGAGAAGATGGACGATGGAGGACGCTAAGCAGATGTTCGATAAATGCGGGGCCAAGAAACCTGATAACGCCACTTGGGGAGATATCCAATACCTGTTCGCTATGTTCTATAGCGACTACTTTCCTAAGGTATTGGATTGCGACCAGAAAATAGTCAAGGCTGTCTTGGCTTATCTGGAAGACCCTGACGCCCCGGAAGGGACGGCGTTCGTAAGGTATCTGGCGGTGCGGTGCTTCGTCGGTGACACAATCAAATGGAGTGATATGATTTAGTTTGATACAACGTTGGAGAACCCTGTCGGCAATAGAATACCGATAGGGTTTCTTTTTGATCGTAGCCTTATTATGATTACATTTGTTCGAGGTAGATCTTTTTGTCATGGTAGGGTGGGCGGGAATGAAAAAAAGGCATCCTCACGGACACCCTTTCCCTTTGGTTGAAAATCACTTAAAACATTATGAGTTACTACACCGCAAATATAGATAATTAAATACAAACTGCAATGGGTAAGGGGTATTATTGGATAGAGCCAGTGGATCAGACGTTAAATGATTTCCAATTTTATAAGGCACGTATCGTAGGCGATCCTGAATATGACGAGAAACATCATCGTGTTATATTGAGGACTGATAAGTATTTCCCTGTCGGAAGTATCTTCCATGTCTTAAAAGACCCAGAGATGTTTGTTATAGAGAGGAAGTTTAAGACATGGGGGAATAAGTATGTCGTTAAGCCTTGTGAGGGTGAATGGGAATGGGATTCTGTCCAGAAACTTAAAGACAAGGCTATTATATTCCGTAGCGGATTCCTGCACGGGGACGGCAGTTTCTGACACTTACCCGTATCTCCCCCCCCCCCTCGATTTCTTGGTATTTATGTATATAACTATATTTGAGCAAAAAATAAGTGTAATATGGCAGATTTTCAAGGTAAATACAATGGCAAGCAGATAGAGCAGCTTTTGGATAAGGCTAATGATATTGATCTTACCAAATATGCTCTTAAGACGGATAATGCCCCTACCGCCACGAAATTACAGGCGGCTAGGACCATAGCGCTGTCCGGGGCTGTTACCGGTAGTGTCTCATCGGACTTCGGAGGCAACGTAACTATCTCCACGACATTGGCCAATTTTGATGCCTCTAAGATCGCGTCCGGAACCATCAGCATAGATAGGTTACCTAAGGCGGCTTTGGAGAGATTGGTCGTGGTGGCTGATGATACGGCTAGATTCGCCCTTACCACCGCTACGGCTCAAAGTGGTGATACGGTAAAGGTCACGTCTACAGGTAAGATGTATCTGATAAAAGACGAGTCTAAATTAAGCAGTGAGGATGGGTATGAGCCTTACACGGCCAGCTCGGCCTCCTCCGTGCCTTGGTCCGGGGTTACTGGCAAGCCAAGTACTTTCACTCCTCCCACGTCCTCCGCTTCCGTTCTTGGTGGTATTAAGGTAGGATATACGACTTCCGGTAAGAACTATAAGGTGCAACTGGATTCATCCGGCAACGCTTACGTTAACGTTCCATGGACAGATAATAATACCACGTATAATCAAGCCACGGCCGATACTTTAGGTTTGGTTAAAATCGGTTACGCTACTAGTGGCAAGAATTACGCCGTGTCGTTGGACAGTGGTGGCAAGATGTATGTCAATGTCCCGTGGACTGACAATAACACTACATACTCACAGGCTACGAGCGATAATCTGGGTCTTGTTAAGATCGGGTATTCGGCTAACGGAAAGAATTACCCGGTAGCTCTTGACGGAAATGGTAAGATGTATGTGAATGTTCCGTGGACGGATACCAACACGACATACACCAATATGGGAGCCGCTTCTGCCTCCGCCGCCGGAAAGGCAGGTTTGGTGCCAGCGCCAGCCGCCGGAGCGCAAGCTAAGTATCTTCGTGGTGACGGAACATGGCAAACTCCTCCTAACACCACATATAGCAACATGGGCGGAGCGACGTCCTCAGCCGCGGGATCGGCGGGATTGGTACCCGCTCCGGCGGCCGGCAAGCAGGCGTCGTTTTTGCGTGGTGATGGCACATGGGTGGTTCCGACAAATACCACATACGCCAAGGCCAATACCACGACCTTAGGATTGGTGATGATCGGATATGCGGAGAATGGCAAGAATTATCCGGTGGAGTTGGATAGTAGTGGCAAGATGTATGTCAACGTGCCTTGGACGGATAATAATACCACTTATAGTGTAGTTGGCGCCAATGGCACGACAGGTCTTGTGAAGAACGGAAGTTCCGTGACAAGCGCTTCCGGCTATACCGCCTGTCCTATTGTCGGTGGTGTCCCTTATTATAAAGACACGAATACTACATACGCCAACATGAAGGCGGCTACGGCCTCGGCGGCTGGCGCTGCGGGATTGGTGCCGGCCCCAGCCGCGGGCAAGCAGGCGTCCTTCCTTCGTGGCGATGGGACGTGGGTAGTGCCTACCAACACCACATACGGATTAGCCTCCACCACAGCCAATGGCTTATTGAGACAGCTTAATGGTAGTACCGCCAATTTCATGCGTGGGGATGGTACGTGGGCTACGCCTCCTAACACGACATACGCCGTGGCTAACGAATCTACTAATGGTTTGATGGCGGCTGCTGATAAGAAGACCATGAACAGGCTTATAGGGGTTAATACGGTCACGACATTAGCTAACCTGCCTATTAGCAAGAGAAGTATCACGGCTACGTTATCAGCCGCTACCACCCTATCCGTGCAGTCAGGGATGCAGATAGGGGAGGAGCTGATGATCAGGTGCGTCCCGTCGGCGGCCTTCACGCAGGCTATACCCAACTCCGGGGCTTATGTAAGCATGAGTGGTACTTCTATAACCACTACGGCTAACAAGCCTTTCGAGATAAATATCTGGTGTTACGCTTCAGGTAAGTATAGTATCGCCGTTAAAGAACAAGATTAATGATATAAGATATGAGCTACGTATATATAAACAGGGAAATATATCCCAATCAATTAGTTCAGGGCGATCCGCTTGATGATAATTACGCCAAGGGCTATAGTTATGATGATTACATTAACGGGAATCCCGCCCCATGGATAGAGCTTGGGGAGGAGCAATTGGCGTTCAAGGAGGCTAATCCTAAAGCTACGGTTAAGGAGATTATCGAGGCTAAATTGGATGACTCAAGGCTTCTTAATGAGGAGAAATCGGCTAAGTATGAGGAGATCAGGACTTATGAGAATAATAATCTTCATGAGTTTTTCTTGGATGACCAAAATATCTATATCCCTGAATATGATAGGCGTAACGCTTTGGCTGATGGGGCTATAGCTGGTAAGATAACGATCATGGGTCTGAAGTTTGATATGACGGAAGGCAAGATCTTGATCGGGATGATGGATAAGTATGATAATGACCTGATGTCGGCGTTAGGAGCCAAACAGAGGGAAGTAAGCTTAGCCACTACCGTAGAGCAGGTGAGGGCTATTGACGCTCAGTCCGGCTATCCAGATAAGGTAAATATCACCATGACTTATGTCCGGCAACAGGCAAAGGAGAAAGATGTCTCCGATCCTCAGAAAGTGGCTGTCAGATTCTCCAGAATGGTGGTTAATAACAAGACTATATCTTTATCCCCTAATGAGAAACTGGATGTTAAGGTTCTATTCCCTATATGGGGACAAGAAGGGGCGGAGTTCGGGTTGTCGGTGGATGCCGGATTCTGTCTCAGGGTGGTGAAGGACGATACGGATATCCTTTATGAGGTTATTCAACAACATACATTATCAAAGGAATGGGAACCCGGATTAAATACGGCTTCCTTATACAAGGTCATTGATAAGGAGCATGCCGGGACCATAGGGGATCCTATCCCGTATTTCCCTCCAATGGAGATATTCAAGGATAAATATTACATCCAGAACGCTGATGTATATAAGTGCACTAGGGATAGCGGAACTCCTCTTAGTCATAATCTAAAGGACTTAGTAGGGTTGTATGTTGAGGTTGTACAGGGCTAGTCGTATCTACCCCCCCCCTATATTTGGCTTGTGATATGATACAAGTTATTTTTGGCATAATAAAATGACATTTGTAAATATATTTAAGTATGGCATCACAAAAATTCGGTTTCGTAACCGTCGACCCGGTATCAGGATCAGGAGATCAGGCGGTTAATTTCTCCGGTGAGAAACACACCGGTCGTCTTCAACGCACTATCAACCTTACGGTCACCACGAACGGCGGGGCTAAGAAGGCGTTGGTAGTTAATCAGGCAGCGGCTGCTGAGGTGGTAAGATCAGACAGCCCTAACGCTTCCGTACAAAAGACAGGCGGTAATGTTACCATCACCGGTAAGTCTAACAGTACTAAGCTTACGTTCGCGGTCACGCCGGCTGAGGAGAACGGGCTTACGTTACAGCTCCCGGCTAACTACACGGCGGCTGGAAAGACTACGGCTAACGGAGCGGTTATCGCCGACGATCCCGGAGCCGCTGGCGAGTTCGTTTGGAGCATCACGATCTCGGACGTACCGGCCAACGTCACGATCGAGGAACTGACAGCTACATTGAAGGTAACTGCCGCTGGTGGCCAGATAGCCAACGTGACGGTAACGCAAGCCGCTGGAGACTCTACTATCGAGCTTGACAAGGAGACTATTAACTTGGATGTAAATGGTACTCAACAGACGGTTAACGTAACATCTAATGACAGCTGGACATGGGCGCAAGCTGCGGCTAGAACCGTATTGAGAATGATGGGACGATAATCAGTTTCTTTTCTCTTACTCAGACCCCGATCGACTAAAGCCGGTTGGGGTTTATTTGTTTTGCTATCTTTGCAATAGAACAAAAATAATACAACTATGGCTAATGATTTGAATATTAATTGGAAGGACGGGGTAGGCGAGGTAACGGACCAGCCTCTGACCGTCAGTCCGGGGTCCGGGGCCGGAAGCGCCCCCGTTTCCTTTGGCTCGGTGATGAACAACGGTCTTGATCGGACTCTTGAGCTGGAGATAACAACTCCAAAAGGTATTAAGAAGACGCTCACGGTGAATCAGGAGGGATGCCGGCAGGCTTATATTACGAGTGACGGCAAACGATGGCTGACTAGCGACAATCGGGTGTATGGGGTTTTGAAAAGCGATGCTCCGTGCGAATGCATAGGTGATTGTCCTTGATATTTTGTTTTTACGAATTTTGTAATTACATTTGTGGCGCATGTCCATCACCATGCTTTTCGTCGCTAAATATGTAAGTTATGTTTCAGTTCATACGACCTACATGATGTGGCTGACACTAAAGTTATGAGTGAGTTCCTTCATCGTGACGGGAATCGTTATTGGACTACGATAGATGGCGTAAGGCAGTTGTATCGTAGGATTGAGTGCAAGATGTGTTTTGAGGTTATAGAAAAATTAAGGGGATTATAGTTGAATAAATTATTTATTTCATAAAGAATGTTTATATTTATGGCATAAGATATTAAGAATGAGATTAGTTGAGAGACATATCGTAAAAGACAACCGATTTGAGGATATATGCCTCAAATCCGGATTGTTGTACAATTATGTTCTTTTCAATGTCAGACAAGGTATATTTTCCGGAGATTACATAAATGAATATGAGTTTTCTACTAAATTATGTAAGGAGAATCAGGTTGATTTTAGGAATCTACCATCAGTAGTATCCCAACAAGTCGTAGCTCAAGCATTTTCGGTAACAAAGTCTTGGATGAAATCAAAGAAGGAATATGAGAAGAATCCTTCTAAATTTTTATCAAGACCAAAATTGCCGAAGTACAAACGAGGCAAGAAGCAGAATATGGTAGTCTTTACGGCTTCTGCTTGCAGGCTTAAGAGTGATGGTTATATCCATTTTATCAAAAACATAATTCCACCAATCAAAACAAAAATAGGAGATAACAAGTTATGTCAGGTTAGGATAATCCCTCAAGCCACATGCTATGTGGTCGAGGTGATTTATGAGAAGAAGGAACAGGATCTAAACCTGAATAAGGATAATGTTCTTTCGATTGATTTGGGATTGAATAATATTTGTACATGTATCAGCAATGTAGGCATAAGTCCTTTCATTGTGAACGGCAAGGTTATTAAGTCCTTTAATCAGTGGTATAATAAGAAGAAAGCTAGATTGATGTCACTTATAGGTGATAAAGGAACCTCTAGGAGGATAAATAAAATGACGTGTTACCGTAATTGTTGGATATCTGATAAGATACATAAGATCAGTAGGTATATTATTGATATCTGTAGATCCAATAACATTGGTACTATAGTCATAGGTCAGAATCGTGGTTGGAAACAGGAGATTAATCTCGGTAAGAGGATTAATCAGAAGTTTGTTGAGATCCCGTTCTCTGACTTGATCAATAAGATATCTTACAAGGCTAAACTGATAGGTATCAATCTTATTACCCACGAGGAGTCCTATACATCTAAGATAGACCATATGGCTTTCGAGCCTCTAAAGAAGCAAGATGCTTATCTAGGAAAAAGAAAACGCAGGGGATTATTCCAGAGTTCTATTGGCAAGCTTATAAACGCCGATATCAATGGGGCTATAGGAATAGGGAGAAAAGTATTCGGTGATTCCTACGTAAGTAGGATAATCGATAGTGGGTTGGCGTTTAACCCAATTAGGATAAATATTTTGTGATATAGATATTTAAGATAATTAATAAAATTAATAATTTTAATAACGTGTCGAGTTGCGTAATTAAAAGAAATAAGGAAGGTAAGATAACCCGTGTCTTGACTCCTTCCGGCGAGGTATCCACCTTGTTCGATAAGATAGCGGGTATAGCCGCCGTAAGTGACCTTAATAAGGCCGCTGAAGCTTATATGACTATTTATAACGATAAGTTTAGGTCTAAGTTCGGGAACTGGACGAGATCCGTACCAAGGAATAAGGAGGCCGCCAGATCCATAAGCGCCAGACTTAGCTCCAGCGAGTGGGGGCAACTTATGTCAGCCAAGGTCCTGCCCGCCATAAGCGATATGGATGCCCCGGCGTTGGCCAGAAGTCTCGGGAATAGCGACAATGTCGTGGCTTATCTTACCTCCGGAGAGGTAGGTGATGTCAATGATATGGCTGTGGTAGATACATCTACGGTACAGGAGGTGGATCTGGATTCCATAAACGAGGATAATATTGGCGATACGATACTGAAAGAGGCGTCATGGGATGATATAAGGGCTATCAGGGAGAATATAGATATTAAAGAAACAGCCCGTATGCTATGGAAGGCCGTGGAAAGCGCTTTTACCGGTCAACGACCTAATATCAGGGTGAAGGGCGGAAATATAGATGGGGAGATCATATTTTCTGGTAATGTCTTGCCGTTAAATGATATTGAAGATTATACGCCCCCATCTTCAAGATTGGTGTATGATTCCGGTGAGCCTCGCCTATTCTTTAGATCGGATGACGGCAAGATACACGACTCTTACGCCAACGCCATAAAAGGCTCGTCCGGCGGGCGGATCGAGGCCGGGTTCTTGGCCGGCAGTGTCGAGGAGAGCGACGTCCCGTCCGGCACGGCTGACATCTCCTTTGGCTCGTCCTCCATAACCCTTAACAACAGTGATTCGTTCATCCCGGTCCTTGGCATCAGCTCAGATTCTAATATAAGTACCCGTGGAGGGTTTGTCAATTACCTTATCAAGAAAGGTCTGTTGAGCGGGGAGCGTATAAGGCTAGGAGATAGGTATTATCTTACAGGGGCCGGCAACTCCGATGGTCTTAAGATCTATAACGCTATGGACGCCTTGTCTAGACTAAGGAACAGGTTTGGTAGTATGTCTTCTGAGATGAACGTATTAGGCTCCATCGGTTTTGATACGGAGGTAAATAACGATCTTGATCTTATCACGACATCAGGGGAGAAGGTTACGGTAAGCAGATCGGAGATCAAGGGCATGTTAAGGCAAGGTAAGTTTGAGGAGCTTAATAATAAGTATGATGGGTTCATAGAGCTAGCCTTGTCGTTGATGATGGAGGATAACGCCTTGTACGGAAGTAATGTCCGTGGGGTTATTGAGAACGAGAAGGCGGAGGATCTTCAGAACAGGACTGATATCACCAACATCTTATCCACGTTAGGTATTCGGGTGATGGGTATGTCTGAGTATATGGATAAGTATAAGATGCGTAATGGTGTCGAGCCTTCGGCTAGGGCCTTATCCGATATGGCTAATGGGGTTATTGCCCTGGCTGAGGGAGCTACGGTAGAGGATCTTAATGAGGAGGTGGCTCACTTCTTGATCGATACTTATCGTAATCAGCAGGAGATTGACGAGGTTCTGGACTCTGTTGTCGACACGCCATTATGGAATCAATTCGCCGGTCGTTACTATGAGGTGTATGGGAAGGAATACCAAGGGGAGGAACTGGATCGGATGGTGAAGCGGGAGATCCTAGGTAAGACGTTGGCCCAGCGGTTCGTACCGGGCATGGAACAGGCGGTGGAGGATCTGGCCTCGTCCGAGGACGCCCAGCTCTCCTTGTTTGGCAGGATAATCCGGGCTATAAGGAATTTCTTCTCTACCCAAAGATCAGACTTGAATAAGGTTCTTGATAGGATAAAGGAGTCGGCGTTAGCTGATGATCCAAGCGCATTTGACGTGCTTCTGTTAAAGGATAGCGACCATCTCATGTACTCATTATCGGATGTTGATGTGGCTAATAAGTTGATCAAGAACGGTAGGTCATTGGAAAGACTATATACCAGATTGCAGAGGATGAGGTCAAGCCAAAGCCAGAGGATCGGTGAGAGTATCTCCCTTCTACGTGATATAGGCGAGAAGGTAAGACAAGTCGGGGGTGAGCTAAATAAGAATAACAACCTATTATCCACCAAGAGTGTCATAGCGACCGCCAAGGCTGAGGTGGAGTATTTGGTCACTGTCGCCAGCAGCTTACGTAAGAGCGGGAAAGGATTGGATTATGAGACGATGCAGGTTATTGATAACGTGTATGGGGAGATAGTGCCTCTGATCAGGAACCTTCGTGGATTCGTTAATAATCAGGCGGCGGATTATTATGGCAGTAATAAGGTTGGCATGGTAGAGGATATGGATGATATATTACGTATGGCTGAGACGTCCATGTCTGATATAAATGCTCTTCGAAGTGATCGTAATGAGAACTGGCTGGATGGACAGCTCAGGATGTTTAATATCCCGGAAAGATATTGGAATGGGATAAAGAAGTTGGTGAATAACATCCATAAGGATATCAATGTCATGTCCCGGTTTTTTGGTACGCTGGAGCATAGTGGTAACGCCATTTTAGGTATGTTAGGCCAACGTCTGGCCAAGGCTCATAGCGACGCCCATACCGAGGGTGTATCCAATATCAATAAGATGACTAGGATGATGAAAGAGCGTGGATGGGGGATAAAGGATAATGAGGATCTTATACAGAAGATAAATGGGAAGAACTCGGATTACCTTGACTCGTCCCGTGATTTCGCTAAATACGATTTGCTATACAGGACCGAGCAGGCTAAGGCTATTATCGATATATATGATCTTAAGAATGTCATGGGTAAGACCGAGAAACAGCTTATCGATCTTCTTCTATCCGATAGAGGCCTTAAGGTGAAGACCCGTGACGACATCGTAGGATATGACGGGGATAAGCCTATCACTAAGGAGGTATATCATGTATTCAAACCTACCATCCAGAATTTCGATATCTCGGACATGACGTTCGAGGATCAGCAACGATATCTCGACGCGATAAATAGGTGGTTGGACGAGAACCGAGAGAAACCTATGGTGCAGGCTTATTACGATAAGATCGAGAAAGTAAATAAGAAGGTCGAGGAAAGACTGGGTCGTAGGGTGTCGCAAGCCACGTCCGATTTCATGACCCGTATCCGCAGGAGCAGGTATGTGGCTATGGATAAGTTTACCAAGAACAGGAAGGTTGATTGGGATGCGTTCCAATCCGATCCTATAGCTTGGAGGTCTTATCTGGATATCTTACGTGATAGGGCTATAGCTAAGAGCGAGTGGTATTCCGATGGGACACCAAAGGAAGCGGGGTCCGAGGCGTTGATGATGTCCGAGGAGATCAAGGCATGGGACGAGGCGTGGGCTGAGGAGTTCGGGAATACCAACGAGGGTCGTAAGGCTTCCGCCGAGTTCAAGGAGATACTTCGTGGGATAGAGCGGTCCGAGGGCGGTAAGGCGGCGTTCGAGTTCCTGCTAGCCGGCGGTCATCTTGGTTTCTCCAAGGATATGTGGGGATCCGAGGAGGGTGATTATTACGAGAATCTGGTTGATAAGATCACGGAGCAATCCGTGTCATCGTCAAGGATAGAGGCGGTAGAGGAGGCGATGGCGACAATAAACGAGATCAATGACCAGCTAAGACCTTTGCTTATCCAGTATCGGGATAGCACGAGATACGGGGAATATGATTTCGATAGGTTACGTGGATCCGCCTCGTTAAGGAAGATAAACGAGTTATATGACCGTCTGGCCGAGGCTAAGAGCGTTATTAACTCCGCCGCTTCCGCTGAGGCTATTGAGATGGATATGCCCGATACGGTGGAGAGTGGTGTCACGGATTCTTACCGTAACGCTTTAAGGGACGCCATGGCATACGACAAGGGTATGGATGAGATTAAATTCGCCAAGGAGCATATGTCCGCCCGCTCCCGGAGTCAGGTGGATAGGATGGCCGCCAAGCTGTCCCGGAAGAACCCGTCATGGACGTTCATGGAGACATCGTTCTTGAGAAAGAAATACGGGCCTGACTTTAATAATAAGCTGGCTAACGATATAGCTATGGGTAAGGTTAATGAAATCCTTGTTGAGTACGCCAGAACCCGGTTGTATCCTTATATGAGGAAATACTCTCCCAAGGGATATTCTGATTTCGTTAGGAAGATAAATAACGGTACGTATAAGGTATCCGAGTTCTTTGATGCCATGGAAAATGGTATATCAAAGGGAGAGAGCGTATCCCGTTTCGGGTTCGATATTAATATGATCGATTTGTCGATCAATAGCCAGTGGCTTGATGAGGCCGACGCCGAGAGTTCTTTCCGTAATCCTAATTATAATCCCGATCTGGGCTATGGATATCATACGCCTAGGTTTGATAAGTATAAGAATGAGGCTTTCTTTAAGAAATACGGTATTACCAACGAAGGGGAGGAAGCTACGATCAATAAGGATAAGTGGGAGATGAGGAAGGAGTTGCTTAACATAAGCCGTAAGGCTATGGAGGACTATGATGAGCGGTTCAGGAATATCTATCAGATACCACAAATATCCAAGGGCGGCGTGGAGAGGATGGTGCAGGCCGGGGTTGATCCGAAGGCGGCCATCGGCAACGCCGTACGTGATATCGTTGGCGAGAGGGTGGACGACCCTATACATGGTCAGGGACAAGACCTAGGTGGGCTTGATGAGAACGATAACAAATATCGTATGATCCCCAAATACTATCTCAGTAAGTTGGAGAACGCCAACGACGTGTCCCATGACTTCGCCTACTCCTATTCCATGTTATCCTTACAGGCTACCGCTTACAAGTATAAGAGGGCGGCCTTGGATGATGTCATGGGATACAGAAATATGATGCTGGAGACGCAATACGACGGCGGTAAGAACCCGGAGGCCACTCACGCCTATAGGATGTTTCAGGACTGGGTTAACGCCAGTATCTATGACGTCAGGATAAACAATAAGCGGGCGGAATGGAATATAGGTAATTATAAGGTCGATCTTAATAAACTGGCTCTTATATTTACCAAATTCGTATCCAAATCCAACCTAGGCTTCTCCCCGTTCGTAGCGGCTACCGGCGCCCTTACCGGGCAGGCCAACTTCCTTTTGGAAGGCATGGTAGGGCAGTATATAAGCAAGGACTCCATGAAATACGCCTACGGGGAAGCCCAGAAGCAGTTAAGTACGTACGTGTCGGAGATCGGGGATATAAACCGTACCAACAAGTTATATGTCGTTGGAGAGGCTCTAGGCGTGTTTAATGTCCGTAACCGTGTACGATCCGCGGCGTATAACAAGATCTGGAGAACCTTATTCCGGGATCTGCCGTTTAAGATGATGGAGGTTCTTAACTCCCCATTGGATCCGCAGGTCATTATCTCGGTCATGGACGATACCCGCCTATACGAGGGTCAGTTCTGGTCATACTCCAATTTCAAGGAGATGATGATGAAAGACAGAAATATGTCCGCTAACGAGGCTAAACGTGATTGGGATCGTTTAAGGGATTATTCCATATGGAACATGGTAGATGTCAAGGACGGAAAGATCGTGGCTAAGAACGAGGCTAACAAGGATATTATAGACCGATATATACCCACCTTGTCCAGTAGGGTAAGGAGTATGGTGCAGATCTGTGACGGCGCCTTGAACGAGCAGAACCGGGTGGGGGCTAGCCGGAACGCTATCCTTAATATGGTGCTGCCTCATCGTGGATGGTTTATATTGGCCGTGCAGCGGGCGTATAAGAAAGCCGGTTTCAATTTCCAGACCAACCAGTTCGAGGAAGGATATATGAGGACATTATGGAGACTGGCCGGTAATGTCTATGGATCGATGTCCGAGGGCAGGATGGGAGAGGCATATGACGTGCTTAAGGAAGAGTATGATAAGCTTACCCCCTACGAGCAGACCAACATCAAGCGATCGCTTGTTAATATGGCGGTATTCGCTACCATGATAGCCATAGGACGGGCTTTGATGGGATATAGGGAGGATAATGAGGATAGCTGGTTTGGACAGTTCATTACCTATATAGGATTCAGGACGATCAATGAGATCGCTTCCCAGGCATCCCCGTTCATGGAGCTTAACGCCATAGACATGCTACAGGATCCGTTGGTCACCGCCCGGAAGTTAGGCGACCTCACCGATCCTCGAAACTGGGATCCGTTCGCTACCGTCCAGACCGGCGTATATAAGGGCGAGAGCAAACTATGGAGGCAGCTCATGAAGTTCTCGTTTGGTAAGCAATGGTATAATATCAAGACGGCTAGGGATATTAAGCAGACATCCGACTACTGGTTGATGACCAACGGCATGACGATGGGATTCTTCTTAGGAGGCAGGGATAAGGATGAGTCCGGGGAGGACGCTAATTGGTATTTTGACAGGGGAAGATAACTGATATAGTATGACAAAAAAAATAGCCAGTCAATTGTTTAAGACAATTTGATTGGCTATATTTGCATCATGAAACAATGAATGACGGGATCTCACTTCAAGGTCATTCAATGTGTAAGATATTTTTGGCTCATTAGGATTTGTCGAGGTGAGATCCGACATTTCCTTTTGAGCCTATTTTTATATTATGTGTAATATTGTTTTAAATGACGATTTGTCTATTAGATTGTATTTTGAGAAGGTTCTTGAGTTAGTTGAATCCGGAGAAGATTTTCCAGTTAATTTAGATGATGTTTGGCCTTTGATATACTCTGATAAAGGTAAGGCCGTTAGGGTTCTTACTGGTGATAATGGTTTTATCAAAAATATTGACTATAAGGTTTTTACCCAAAATGGCAAAAACCCGGTTGGCGGTAGACCTACGATCGTGTATATGATCTCCGTATCTTGCATGGAATATTTAATAGCGAGAAAAGAAAGAAGGGTATTTGATGTATATAGGAGTGTATTTCATGGCGCGGTAAACGCTTTGAATAAGGTGGAAAAATCCGTGGAGAAGAATCTTCCGCATAATTATATAGAAGCGTTAGAGGCGTTGTTGGCGTCCGAAAAAGAGAAGCAGGCGTTAGCTGAGGCCAAGAAAGTGATAGAGGAGGAGAAGAAGGTCGTTCAAGCTGAATTAAATACAGCTATAGATACTATAAAGGAGAATGAACCGGTAATTGATATGTTTAAAAGGTCTATTCCAAGAGAGGGTGTCCTTATCCGTGAATCATCAAAGTATTTTGAGCAATTTGGCTATTATATCGGGATTAAGAACATGTATCCGTTATTACAGGAATTAAAATATGTTTTTAGGAATGAGAGAGGTAGGATAGAAGCATATCAGTCCGCTCGTAATTATGGATTAGTTACATATGGGTCTGATCCCGGTGATGAATACTGGGAGGCTAAAGCCATGACCGTCATGATAACATTGAAAGGATTTGTTAAGCTAGAGGAGTTGTCAAGGAAGAAAAGAGATGTTTTTAAGAGATATGGACATTTCTATGATAATGTATGAGTATTGTAAGGATAGAGGCTTATAACCTCTATCCTTATTTATATACTACTCGTCCCATCAGTCCTGATAGCTCTTTATCATCCTGCTCCTTTACCTCTACATAATAATATCCCTTGAAACAAAATTTCTTTTGATCGGGATCTGACAAGAACTTTTTATATTCCTCGAATCCTTCATCTGAAAGATGATAAGCCTTTCTTTTTTGTTGAAGTAATTCATTTGATTCTAATATCTGTTTCTTAGTAGCCATAATAACATCATTTTTTATTTTACGGTTCTTAGACGATGAGGTATTCTGCCTAATGATATTTCATCCCCATATTATTGATTTGTTTAATTTACGAGCCTCTGATAAGGCTCGTGTTAGTATATCCTTTTCCCTTATAATCTCCTTATATCTTTTGATATTCATTTTTATTGTCTTCATAATAAGTTCTTTTGTCTTAATAGCACCAGCATCTTATCCCAATCCACATATCCTTTATCCGTAAGTGGAGTGCCGATATTCCTATCATCTATATAATAATCACAATACACTTTTGGTGATGATGATACTGGCTCAGGATTGTAGTTTACCGAATACAGATTGATATGATTGTATCTAAACCAGTCTACGGCATCCTGTAGATATTTACCATCTCTTACCGTATATAATATCAGAAGATTCTTATCAGCCAATTCTCTCAATACTTTAGCGGCTCCGATATTGTCTCCTACATAAGGGAATGAGTCTACTACGCACGTCCCATCAAAATCTATCCCTATTATTTTCTTCATATTATATATCTTGTAATAAATACTCTTCTATTTTCTTAGCCATATCAATAAGCATCTCACATCTAAGGTTATTAAACTCCTTACAAAACCTCATGTCTTCCTCATGCTTTTCCTCAGGCGATCTGTTATCAATTACGCTGTAGCATGGTGACGAATACACGGGGATAGGTCTCATGGCCTCTATAGCCAATTTAATAGCCTTTTCACTGATCTCGCTCATATAATCCTCTTTTTGCACCCATATAATACCACTGTTAAAGCAATTTGGGTTTTCTAACTGGCAATTTCCATTGTCATAAAAACAACATCCTGTACAACATTCTTTCTCTATCTCTGAGACAGCCATGAATCTCTTCTCTTCATATATCATGGTATCTCCTTTTTTTATCTTATTCCTCTTTGTATTCATCTTATCAAACTTTTATATTCTACTTTCTTTAACTGCTCTTCGGTAGCTTTCTTCTTCGGGAACTTCCCGTGCCATTTTCCGGGCACCACGACATCACGGCCGTCGGGGCTGGTAGCCAGCCTCCCGCATTCACTGCACAGCCCCATGCCCTTGTACGGCTGTAGTTCCTTGGCATACTCGAATTTGTCCACCATATACTCGTTTGTCAACATCCAGTAACTAGACGTGGCGGTATTATCAACGCAACCGCATTTAGCGCATACAAATAAGCTCATATTTTAGTATCGTTAAATGTCGTTATCCTTATCATCGTCAACCTTCTCTACCTTGATCGTTCCCATATCACCTGAAGGTAACGTAATACCGCTATACACGTTATTCCAGTTCTCGTCAATGGCCAACTGATGTAATATCGACCTATATATCTGGTAGGTGTTACCGATAAGTCTCTTCCTATTTATCTTATCCTTACTACCCCCATCATATCCTATATGCTCATAATCCCCAAGATCAGGGAACAGTCTTCTTCTTATCGCTCGTGAGTTATTGATTATAAAGCTTCTTATCCCTAGCGTTTCCGCTCCATCCATATCATTTATCAACGTATCTGTCGTATGTTGTAGGTCCATGTCGCCAGCGGCGAATCTACTGATGTCTTCCACGCATTGGGATATCAGCATTAGCTGCTCCCTTGTCAACGTTATTTTATAAAGTTGTTTATTATCCATGATTATCTGATATTAATTTTTCTTTTATATGTTTAGATATATCAATTATCTCATCTTTTATATTGCAATCATCTTTTAATAATGAACCAAATATACATGATATGGCGCTCTTTAGGCCTAGCGCTATCCCTATCTCCAATATTTTTTTATCGGTATTAGAGATGTCTATAGGTTCATATAATATTGATGATATGTTGTTAATTACATATATCACATCATTTTCATTCATTGATGTAGATTTATCGACAATAGCTATAAAATCTTTTATAACCGCAATATAAGCTATTTTTATTTCTTTTATCGTATCATCACTTAGATGTCTATCTCTTGTATGCCTTTCAACATATTTGTTTGCTAGATTCTCTATTTTGTTTGATTTGTCCATTTGTACTATCAATTATTTAGTTAATAATAGATCATAGTCCTCTTCGTCTATACTCCCATTATTGTTGATGTATATAATGAAATCATTTAAAAGCACGGACTTATCCTTGGATAAGGCTTTTATAATAAGCTCTCCATCATCTTTCAACATCACATGCACAGTATCCCAGATAACATATTTTTGACATTCTTTCTCAATCTTCTTGATTGTTTTAAGTATTATCTTATAAGTCTCCTCATATCTTTTTACTATTCCGCACAGTTCAGTCGTATTATATTTACGTATAGCCGTGAATATATATTCCTTTTTACAATCCCAGCATTTTATCAGTCTTTCTGATCCGCACGCCTTATCCTCGTAGAAGAAGCAACCCTTACATGGTTCATTATGGTCGTAGCTTAATACCACAAGCAGCTCCATGCCGTTCTTATATATCACATCTCCTTGTTTCATCTTGTTTATTTTATTAATCTAGCTATCAGTATAGTAAAATTTGATATTATCCATATTACGGATATCCAAAATGTTACACCTAACATGATTCCTATATTTTTAGGTATAGGATCCACTCTCCTGAATGTCAGGATCATGAATATAAATGTCTTGAAGTTCATAATTTACGATATTTTTCTATATAGTTAACTATTAGATCCTTGACACCTTTAGGGACATTAATTAGCTTAAGGTTACCTTGGAATATATCCTTACCGTACTCGTCCATGATCACCCCGAATGAAGGATTCATGACTCTCGTTGACATGCATATCGGTTGATCGGTATCGAATTTGAGAACAATCGTTTTCCCGCTGTTTATCACCTTTTTTAAAGCCACATAAAGTTTCCTTCCTTTTATTATATCACAATTCCCTTTTAGTATATTGGACATATATATAACATGTTCTTTCTTGATACGGGGAGCTTGCTTCCTAGGACTTGTGTTATTTATATAAACAATATCCCCTCCATTTAACTTCCATTTATCGAAACATGACAAACATATACCGTAATCCGCCCATTTTCTTATTCTAGGCAACATCCGTTTACTTCCTGCCGGCATCTTTTCCCCGCAGCATTTGCATTCCCAATCTTTGATGGTCCTGAACTCTGCGTAATCATCTATTGAATATTTTCTTTTAACCATTTCTTCCTATTTTCAAAATTATCATCACCATAGTTGTAAATTTCATAGAAAATCATAGAAATAACTAAGATATCCTACTCCATTTTAGACGCCTCAACGCATCCGGCAACCCGGCTGCTCTGCGTCCGTATAGCCGCATCAACTCCTACGGCTTGTATATTTATTGCGGCGTTGAGATCCCTGTCGATCTCCAAGCCACAATTCTTACAAATAAATGTTCGATCCGATAATTTCAGATCTTTATTCTTCCAGCCACATCTTGAACATGTCTTGGATGACGGATAGAATCTGTCTATAATAACCAGTTCTTTGCCATACCACCTACATTTGTATTCAAGTTGATTACGGAACATCGAGAAAGAAGCATCAGATACAGAACCGGCAAGTTTGTGACTCTGTAGCATACCTGAAGTGTTTAGATCCTCAATGCAGATAACATCATAATTATTTACCAGCATCGTGGTTAAATTATGCATGTACCATGAACGCTTGTTGGCTATATCACGATGAAGTCTTGATACTTTTAGCCTGCATTTGTTTCTTCGATTACTTCCTAATTTCTTTCTCGATAAATGCCGTTGCATCCTTTTTAGCTTCGCTTGGTTCTCACGAAGAAAATGAGGATTATCAACAGCAATCCCATCAGATAATGTGGCTAATGTCTTAATACCTAAATCAACTCCGACTGTTTTACCGGTTTTATGTTTGTAACACTGTTCTGTTTCAACAAGAACCGACACGAAGTATTGACCAGAACGGTTCTTTGAAACGGTACAGGATATAAAACGAGCGTTATCCGGGATTTTACGATCAATAACAATCTTAACCCATCCGATCTTTTCGATCCGAATCTTATTGTCAGCTATTTTAAACTTCGGAAATGGTAGCCTAAACGACTGGTTGTCGTGTTTATTTTTATAATTCGGTTTACCGAGCTTTTCTTTCCTGTTCTTGTTGAAGTACTGTCTGGAGAACTCGATAAAGTCACGTTGCTTCTGCTGCAAGGTAGCTGCCGAGACTTCATTTAACCAAGGTTTTTCAATAACAAGATCCGACTTTGTTGGGAATTTCGGATTAGGGTTTGTCCCTTTATCATATGAATTGAATAAATCAACACAAGCATTCCACATAACACGGATACATCCGAATGTTTTTGCAAGAAGTTCTTCTTGTGTTTTGTTCGGATACATACGATATTTATATGAACATCTTATTAGACTCATTATCAATTCATTTTAATATATCAAATATGCAAATAATTCTATGATTTTGCAATGGATTACTATCAATTTTGTGATTATTTAATCATACTTCTCGCTGGTAACTTCTTTCACATAGTCGTGAATATCCTTGATCATCTCATTTTGAGATCTCAAGAGATCCAGTATCTCGTCAAGTTTATCATTCATCATCTTTTTCTGTTACACCTAACAATATAATTGTCAAAAACAAGAACAAAGCTATAAATGAACTTATACTTGGTTCTTCTTTTGGACAATCATGTATCACTTCTAATATGTCCATGACTTAATTTTTATCTTTTTTCTCGAATATACCTGACAATAACCAGAAGACCACTATCAAAAAGAAAAATAGCCCAAGAGCCTCATCCGGATAATCATGCATCGCCTCTAAGATACTTCTCATAACTTAACATCCATTTTACCAATTATACGATAGAAAATATCTCTAGTCAGCTCAATATCGTAAGTAGCGTCATGGAGCTTATTCTCGTCTATCTCAATACCCATAGTTCTGGCTACGGTCATCAACTTAAAGTTCTCCATATCGTTTCTTACACCCATCAGGAACGGTGTCACCATAACATATACATCCATACAGTTAGGATAGAACCATGATCCGAAATACTTATCCCCGCATTGCTCGAATAAAGCCCGTAGGAAGCTGTTATCGAATCCAGCGTTGTTATACCCCACCAAATACATTTTATCCCTCTTATCGAACTTATTCACGTATTTGGACAATATACTAACGAGCTGTCTGTACCCGTCTTCCATAGGCTGATACGACTGCACCTGCTCCAAGGTAACGCCGGCCACGTCCAGTGCCTCTTGCTCTATCGTGGCGGCAGGGTTCGGGGCTAGGCGGATGTCAAACCTCTCGGCCTCCTGCCCGTCGATATCCACGATCCCTCCTATTTGGTGTATCCCGTTTCTCCAGAACTTAACCCCGGTTGTCTCTAAATCGAAAAATAGTAATTTGCTCATATCTATTGATTTTTGAAATGTTCTTTAATCTTATTCAATGCCTCATAAGACAGATAGTCGTTTATGGTCTTATCGTTATTTATTTTCATCAACTCATCAAATAGGTCTTTAGCCAGTACTTTCCACTGCTCTCCCCAATCACGGAGATTCTCGACCCTTGACCGTATATCCTCGAAATAAGAATCTACGTCTGATTTGATTGATTTTGAATAGTATTTAACATCCTTCTCATCCCCATCCATCATATAATCACATTGTTCCCTGATATCTTTTATATAGTTATTTATATCACTGCACATATAATTAACGGGTTTACGTATATTGAATATGGCTTCTGACGTAAGACCGGTTATATCTTGTATATCTTTTAAATTACCCATGATTTAATCAATTAAATGCCAACCATCCACCTGCAAATCCCATCCCAAAAACGAATAAGATTATAGATGTAAATAATATCCAATCTTTTGCGCTTAGCTCATTATTATCTCTCTTTATTTTCTCAAGATAATCATATATAGCTGTATAAACATCATGGTGAATATTCTCGTCTCTAGCCCTTACGATATTATCATATTCATTATATCCTAGATTATGGGTAGCGCTTTCGATCCTCATATTCCCCGTAACCTTTTTGTTTACATCGAAATCGAAGCTAAATACCATATCGGTGGTTAGAGCGTTGGCGATTCTGCTTTTTATCTCATCATCACCGATATTAGCATCGTGCACTAATCTCTCATAATCTTTTTCGTCAAGAATTATCTGTTTTTTAATGTTCATATCCCTAATATTTCTGCTACATAAACAAATCCATAACATATATAATTATCAGCGTCATGCTCCCCATAATCAACATGCCAAATAACAGCGCATGGGAAATAGAGTGGCATATCCTCAGCCATAGGATCCTCTTTGAAGTCATCAATGTTTATCTTCTCCCTCCACCTCCACAGGTCTTGGATGTCGTTCAAGATCAATTTGTTCATAACAATCTGGTTTTTAATACTTATACAAAGATAGGATTTAAACAAAAATAAAAGCATGAATAATATTAAAATAATATTAATCATGCTTAATATAAATATATCCCTTCTAGTTCTCACGGATATACGTATTCGTATTCATCTGGAGGAGATGTCTTATATTCAACATCGCACTCCATATTGGTGTAATAGTTATCCCCTTTTCTGTATACTAACGCTACCCAACAGTCGTATTTTTTGCTGTATCCTATAAGAGGAACACCTTCCATAGGAGGATTATCCTCCGTTTTGTACCTTATTCTTGCTGTTTGTTTTATACTCATATAATCCATTTTTTAATAATGTTGTTATCAGTGAAAATAATGTATCTATAAGAAGTCTCTCGCTACTCCAATATATAGGGATCTCATCTATATCTCTATACGCTACAGACCATGCATGTTCTAGCTTATAACATTCGAATGTACAACCCTCTATCTCATATGGGAGTAAATTCAGTAACGTCCCTACATCCCAAACAGGGTTGGATATATCCGGGGTAACGGCCTCGATCAGTCCTATACGACCAGCGTCATCCTCCATAGAATGTAATTGATCCAGATACTTGTCTCTGAAACCGATGGCGGTGGAGATAGGGAGGCCGGCCTCGACCAGCACCCTCCCCTGTTCTTTTGTGGTGAATATCCTTTCTTTCATCTAACCTTTGATCTTTTTTTCTACAGTAACAATCGTATCATTATGCCATCCCCCATGAGCCACGAGAAGAATCTCCTGCTGCTCGAAACCAAGCCCGGCCCCTATACCGCCGGAGTTCCATGCGCAGGTAATGACCACCCCGCCTTTCTTGGTGATCCTAGCTATCTCATTCTTCTGCCTAGCCCAATAACTAGATTGCGTTGTTTGCATATTAACAGATCCTCCAAGTCTTTTATACGACTCAGATACCTGCCTCGGAGAATATGGTGGATCATATAATACCATATCAGCCATATTATCCTTAAGACCACGCAGGAAGTCTGTGGCGTCTTTATGATACATAGCTTTAGTATCAGGGTCAAGATCGTTGGTGATTGTCCCTATATCGCTGTTTCTGGCGAATGGATCCACTATAACCATCCCCTCTTCTCGATATTTGTCTATAAGTTCCCTTATCGGTCTTATGCTGAATGTCTCTTTATTCGGCATTGACCATTTTTTAGTAATTATCATGATCTATGAAGTTTATCCCATTCTTCTTTATCTACTCTTTTACATTGTATATAAAACAACTGTATTGACCCATCATGTAAGACTTCTATAATTGTCAGTTATATTGATATCACTCCACAAGTTCAATCTTCCCTTATCATCTAATTGCATATGGATAAAACCTTTTGTCACCTTCTTCCCGGCTTTAAGAGCCTCTACGTCCTTATCGGTAATCTTTTTCATGTTTACACGTGTTATTTCTATAATGTAAATACAGGTACATAAATTGAATAGGACTATTCACTATGCCCTTGTCAATAGGATCGTCATATCTTTCAAGCCAAAGGCGAAGCGCTTCCCAATCTATATCCTTACGGTCGCACGCCATGCAGGCTAGGTTAGCCCCGAACAGCTCCCCGTCGCCGCTCAGCGACTTGTTAAACCTCTTGGCTAGTCTTCTTTTGAATCCCTTATCATACCATATCCCGGAGGTAGCGGCATAGCAATAATAAGCGTTGTACTTCATTTTCACGCCCATCCTATCAAATAAAGACGTATGCCATATCCGATCCAGAAAGAACACTATTCCACGATATATGAAAGTCCGGAGATTCTTCCTGTATTTCTTCCCTAAGAAGCTATCCACGCAAGATATAGTCCCGCCTGAATAGTACCAGTTATTGGCACCTCTCTTGACCTTATCCGTCATCTTGAACTTATTCTTTCTATCCTCTACCCTATCCCAAGGCTTTAATTTATCCTCATTAAATGTCGGGCAATAATGATAGTAATGATTGATCCATGACAGATATGGGTTGTATATCGTGTATCCATTATCGCTGACATATGAGTTCATATCATACCCAAGTTCCTTGGCTAGAATAGATCCCTCATCAGCTAATACCTTTAATATCGGATTTAAGTTCCATATCTGATCTTGGCTAACAAACATCGAATAGCATGGGTCTTCATCCTCTCCATACCATCCACCCATCCCGCTCACTATTTTATCCAAATCAAGTGAATAATCTTTCCCGGATGAAAAGTCATCTCTAAGAAAAAATCCTCTATATGGGATCATATCATATATACCCGGTTGATCCTCAAACATATGTTTAGCGTTCTCGGTCAATCTAATCAATGTTTGTAAGACAGAAGATATATCTATGGGTGCATATTCACACCCATAGACCTTATTATTTATCCAAAGATATTGAAGAAGCTCGGCTATATTAATAGTCCCGTCCTCCACATATCCTGTCTTGTTATCGAAGTTTATTTTGGCTAGAGGTATATTACTCCCTTGTGGTTGGTCACTTTTTTCATTACAACAATGCACGAACCTGTCAAAGAATATATCCTTCCAGCCAAAATATTTATCCCTTAGCGTCATGAGCCTATTTCTTATCGTATAATGACATGACGTTAATAAGATCAGCCTTTCTGCACATCCCCTCAAGTTTATTAAAGCCATCCATATTATCTCCACTGACGATAATAGTAGGATATACCTCTATACCGTACTTGGATATCTCCTCATCCGTGGCTTTGTTCTCCGGGATCTGGTTTAACGTGACCTCACCCTCATACTCCTGTAACGTGTTGGCGATAATATATCGCATGTAATCGCTGTACTCAGCGTCTTTCTTCGTGAAAAAATCAATTCTTACCATTTTTAAATAGTTTTTAATTTGTTAATAATTAAATCCGCTGTAAATATAGCGTTATCTACCTCATCTACACTCAACCTCCTCCCATCGAAATCGTTGGACAATAAATCTTTTACGATCTGATATCTTCTCAACTCCCAATCTATGTCTATATCAAAATTAAGATGCCTTACACAATCATAATTCAGCTCCTTACGATTCTTATCAAGGTACTTAACTATCGGGAATGAAGTACCATTGTCAATAGTACGTGCGATCACATTAATGTACCTACCAGTCCTTTTGTCAATAGCTTTTAATTTCTCGTCTACTATTATTTCTCCTGATCCTTCCATTCTATTAACCCTTTGTTATGTTTATCGTAATATAATAACGCTATGGCGTTCCAGCAAATTTGTGCCAAATGCATCAGCCCTGTCTCCTTATCATATCTCTCGCCTTTCATGTACGCCGTCATATGGCGAAGTAAAGCCGCTCTATATCTCTCAAATCCATCAGGTATATTCTGCCATGAATTGTCGGCGTATTTCTTAGCCCCCTCCGTATATACCCTCACGATATCCTCTATCTCAGCCAAAGGAAGGAGATCCCACCGAAGCTTGCCGTCGGCCCGGTCGTCCTTGCCGCTGCCGTCTTTCCCTACAAGCGGCCCGCTTTCCACCACCGCGTCTCCTATTTTTGGCTTCCCGAAATTCATCGCCTCATCTGCCGTCTCATCATCAATAAGCCTTAACTTGATAGCCCTGCTTAACGAGACAACCATCTCCTCATCAACCCAAATAAATTTATATGTCTCATCAAATAACGGTTCTATTTTCATTATCCCCGTATTGTCGGCGGTTTCAAGTACCTCAAATACCTCACCATCATAAACAACCTTGTCGTATTTGCTAAATTCCTCTTTCATTTCAAACTCCTTTTTGTTTTATTAATAAAATTCACTAAGATCCCTGCATTCCGGTGTCTCTCCTGTCATAGAATAAAGCTCACCAGATGATAGATATACGCAATGCGAGGTCTTCCCGTCTCTCCACTCGCTTTGCTTCGTAATTCCGCAAATAGCGCAGCGTTGGATCCCCGGCCCCGCCTTTACCCACGAGTGCCGTACGTTTTTCTTTCTTGTCCTGTTGGTGTCGTCAAGTTTTCTCATGATCAATCCTCCAAGGCCGTTACAATTTTATCTTTCCCGATAATAACCTCGTTCCCGCTTCTTACATCAAAGCATCTCTCACCCTCTGCCTCCTTGAAATAAAGAACGCCATTGTACTCGAATAAACCGAAGCCGTAATCATCTAGCTTCATTTCGTTAAGTTTCTTGAATTTGCATACGTTTTTCATATTCTCCATATTATATTGCATTACTGGAAATATCATTATGATACTTATACCTATCACAAGCAGCCCTGTGTAAAACTTTTGTGAATCATATTTTTCCCATCCCTCCATCATCATGACAAAGGAGATTACTATTATTATAATAATAGATATCAATCCTACCATATCACATCCTCCTCTCTTTCAAGAATCCCATCATATCCTCCACGCTAAGTTGGAAGCCGGCAGCCGCCTTATGACCGCCTCCACCGGGATTGGCCTTGCGTGCCAGCACCGAGACATCCACCTCCTCTTTGGTGGTATAGAACGAGCATCTAAAGAATCTTCCGTTCCAGCAAAATGGCATCATCAGATCATGTCTTTTAGGGTTATACATAGATTCAAATGTAGTAGAGTTAAACTCCGTGGTATTCATACATATAGCCTTGTACCCAAATACATCAGCCTCGAATGAGAATATATTTATCTCGCCCCTGTTTTTCTCAACGATATACTCCAGTATCGCCTCCCCGTTCCTTATCATGTCATATATGAAGTCATGATCGCCATCCATGGCCCTTGCCGCCATATCCACGTCAAGACCACAATATCCTCTCATCCCGTATTGGAACGCCATGACATCACTCCATTCGAAGCGATCATGATCCCATACATCATAAGCGCTCAATAATTTTACCACGTCAGGGGTTTCGATATCATCGAAAAGATATTCCCACGTAAGCTCACAAGCCGCCGTTCCGATACGTCTCTTGCCCTTTACCTCGTAATCCCTCATATCGTCTATGGCGGTCTTATGATGGTCTATCCATACGACATCTATACCTTTCTCTTTCCACTCATCGAAAAGGAATCTTGTTCTGTTTCCAAATGACACGTCAACTGCAAACACCTTATCATATTTATTCACGTCAGGTATTTCCTTGCCGTAATTGTAAGGAAGAAGATCAATGTCCCCTTTGAAATACTTTTTTACTATAGCCGCTGACATTACTCCGTCAAGATCAGCCTCATGATATATACATCCTGTCATAATCTATTGTTTTTGATTAAAAAATCTATGTATTCTTTTATATCCTTGTTCCTATCATTATCCCAGTCAAATGTCTCGTTTATGAATTTGAAGTACGATACTGGGATCGAATGCAACATCCACCCACAATATTTCCCGAATGTCATTACCGTAGAGCCAAGGGGATGATCCGGTCTCCCGGGAACAGGGGCGGCGGTTACGCCCTGCGCCAGCCCCCTCCTACGATCTTTCTTGGCTGCTTTGATATCCAGATCTGTTTTCGTTACCTTATCCCCCATCGGGATATTAGTTATTAGCTTATCGCCGATAAACATCCCCCATCCATATCCTTTGTAGTTCTCTATACTAAGTTTCCTTATATCACCGAACCTTGACGAGTTGTTACAACAATCAACGACCAAAGCACTATCCTTTCCGTCTTTTATACGGACTGCCCTTCCAAGCCACTGATAAAACGATGAGAATGAGAATGTCGGTCTCCCTACTATCACGCAATCCAGACCCGGATGATCGAATCCCGTACCGAGGGCGGAATAGTTGAACACTACCCTCGTCCCACCTGACTTGAATCTCTCGACTATAGCCTCCCGCTGCTTCTTTGGCGTGCCTCCGTGAACTACCTCCGCCATGCCAGCGCATATCTTGGCGTTCATCCATTCGGCGGCAGTATTACAGCTCTCAACAGAATCCATAAATACCAGTATAGATCTGCATACGTCTTTTAATACCATCAACCGACGTAAAATAAGGTTGTTTAAGCCGTTTTTTCTCACCGCCTCACTAATAGACTCAGCCGTATATTCGGAGCCGTTAGAATTAAGTTTAAGGGCATCCCCATTGAAATCCCATGTCTCATATTTAAGAGGTGTCCAAAATCCTTGCCTTATCATCTCCTCTACCTGTATCACGTGAATCAGGTTCTTGAAATATACCGGTCTCATACGAGTGATGAAATTAAGTTGGGAATATGATGTCTGTCCTATCGACATGTTTTTAAGTCTACATGGCGTGGCTGTAAACCCTATCACCTTTTTCGGTTTCAGTTCATTCATGAATGTCATAAACTCGCTACCATCCTCCGGGCTATAACCAGCATGAGCCTCATCTATCAATACATTTCTGATCCCCATCTCCTTAAGCTTATCAACAACCTTCTTGATAGACCCTAACGTGGCGTATATCATGTTAGACAGCTCTTTCTTACCACAGGAAGCGGAGTAGATGGTAGCCGGTATGCCATACGACGTTATCTTGTCGTGGTTCTGTTGCAGCAATTCTTTTGATGGTTGTAAAATCAGCGTCTTATCTCCCATCAATCTAGCCGCCTCTGCTATCAGCAGTGACTTACCGCAACCTACCGGCCCTACGATTAATACCGGATCGCTCCTATCAGAGTTTATGTAATCGGAGATACTTTTAACACACTCCTCTTGATATGGTCTTAACTTGTATATCATTTGGATCTGTAGTTATCAAAAACGTCTTTTACGTACTCTAATCTTATCGCACACTCCCGGTCATCGTCCATTTTCACCATCAAAGTCTCTTTGGTCTTGCTTATGGCTATCACCTCTCCTACTCCTATCTGGGTATGGACTATATCGCCTAGCTTTATATTACATTTGATCATGGTCAAGCTTTTTATTAAATTCCTCTATCTTGCTCCTGTCTGTCTCCTTGGTCATCTTAGCCTCTTCCTTAAACATATCATACCCTTCCCGGATATTGTCGCCAACCATATTCTCTATCATCTCCCTTAGCTCATCGCTTCTTACGGCAAAAGATATCTGGAATGATTTACTTGTGCCTTTCATCAGGTAATCAATCTCCTTCTTACATTCTGCCATTAACCGATCCAGATTATCGAACTTAACGAACTTGGAGTTACCATTGGCTTTTCTTACCCCATCCTTGAAATCCTCCAATATCCCGTTAAATACATCCGCCATACACATCATGGAATGTAGCCATACCAGCATATTGAATTTATATTCATTATCAGCATTATTCATCAAGCCTATCAAAGACTCACTTTTTGTCAACATGATTTTAGATTCTCGATCTACGATATCCTTTATCTCTTGCCGGTATCTCATGGCTCCAACGAAATCCATTTTAGAATAACATTCATTTGATTTCTCTACCAATTTCCTGATATCCTTTCTAGACATCAGAAGATCTAATATCTGTTTTTCTTTTTCACTTTTGTACATAATTAGCTCTTTTAGTGATACAAATATAATTAAAGCCTAGATATTTACCTAGGCTTTTTAATAAAGTTAATCTTTTTTATTCTTTCTTTTTGACTCATCCCAATCCGATGAGTACCTGCATGTCCCTTGTTTGTGGATCGAGAAATCGCACCAAAAACACAAGGGCTTGGGGCGGGGTTCAAGGCAGGCCGGCTGGCGTCCCATGAGGTAGCGCTTCTCGTACTTATACCCCTGTTTGGCGTCGTCCCAAACGTGAGCTTGATAGCTATCTATTTTATTTGTCTCGAAATCATACATGTCAAGGAGAATATTGTTAAGTTCCTTGACCGATCTCTCTACTTTCTCCTTATCTACCTTCACGTTCTGATTGTCCAGCATGCGGGTAAAGAAATAGCTGCACATATCCGGCAATACCTTGTACTTTCTCAGTATGTAGAAGGCGTATATCGGATGCTGGAGATTGTGAAGCAGCTTATCCTCATCGAATAACTTTCTCCCGGACTTCCAGTCTATCGTATACATAGCTATCCTGTCTTTTGTCTTATACTCTCCACGCCAGTCCACCGATCCTATGATATGTACCTTATCGTACGTCACGCCATCCAAGGTAAGTGGCTTGGGTAGCTTATAGGGCAGGACGAAGCTCTCCTCCACGCCGGCCGGTCTCGACCCCCGGACCACCTTCTCCATTGGCGTAAGATCAGACCATGCCTTCTTATAATTGCCAGCAGCATCCTTCTCAAACAACCCCACAATCCATCTTATTAGCCTAGCCGCATGTTGCATAGACTCGATCTGGGATTTTACGCTATCAAAAGGAATCTTCTCTATATCCGCATAGTAATTGAAAGCCTTACTCATATCCTCATAAGAAGGTCTACATCCGTTCTTGAAGAAATACTCCATTGTCTGGTGGATAACCGTACCATATGACGTAGCCTCGTGCTTTTCCGTGGATCTGTGACCCTCCACGTAAGTCTTATACCATTTATATGGGCACTGGATGAACGTGTCTATCTGTGAGTAGGAGGTGGCAAGCACCTTCTCACCGCCTATGGTCTTACATAGCAAGTTATTCTCCGGAACGATCATAAAACATCTCCATATTTATGTCACGCCCATATAAATCCATCGAAATATTCTGTAGGTTATGCAAATACCTTATCTGGATAAGCTCGCTTAGGTCATTTTCCATATCCATAAGTCCGAGATAATACTCGTCGCCAAAAACCCCCATGGTCATCCCGTGCCCACGATATACGTCCCTATTCTTGTCACTCTTGAAACCGATAGCGTCAAGAAGGTTATCGTCTATCTCAATAGGCATGGCATCATCTTCCCCTGAATACCATTTCATTGTCCCATCATTAACCTCACGCTCAAGAACCAATGATCTGCTTTCATTACGCATACCGGTAACGCACCCTACTCTCCATATATTGCCAGCCTTGTCCTTTACAAGATTGCCCGGTCTTAACTCCTTAACTGAAATCATATTCTTCCTCCTCATGATCGTCATCACAATCATCGACAAGAGGGGTCTCTAACCCCTCTTCCCAATCATCATATCCGAAATCCATTACTTACTCTTAATCCAATCATACAACATATCCACAAATATCCCCACAGTTAGCTCATCAATAGGTTTATCGCCAAAGACATCATCCGGAATCCTTATATCCATCTTCTCTTCAATCCCCATCAATACCTCTAATAAATCAAATGGATCCATAGCTAAATCAGATGAAAAATCACTGTCTTCTCTTACATCATCAATTACCTCTATACCATTAATGTAATTGAACTCATGCATTTTTTCAAATATCTCTTTTCTCGCTATCTCCAATATTTCATCTCTTTTCATAATCCTTTAAATAATTATACAACATATTTATAAGCTCTCCTACCGTCAACTCGTGATAAGGTTTAACGTTAAGTACTTCATCAGGTATACATTTACCTGTTTTCTTCTCCACTTCCATTACAACTTCTACAAAATCAAGGGAATCCATAGCCATGTCTGTATCCAGCTCATCCTCATTCATTATCTGAGCGGCATGATCAAGACCATTAAATTCACCCATCTTCTCGAATATCGTCTCCTTGACTACTTTTTCAACTTCTTTTCTTTCCATACTAAATCGACATTTTTAATCTTCTACCTAATTCTTTTTTTATATCTGATATCCTTTCGATATCCATCTTAACATCGCCTGTGATAGCGTATTCCTTATCCATTTTCTTGGGAGGATCCGGGAGCCGGCTTATGGCGAACAACCATGCCAGTTCCTTGTTCTTGTTCTCCCTAAGATACAAGTCAGACGTCATGCCATACATTTTTATGATTGTATCGAATAACGTTGATTCCGATAAACTCATATGCACACTATATACATTTGATGGCTTCCATATCAAGTTATCCAATCTCATCGTATACTCACGTTTAAGATCTATGTGGGATATTACCGCTCTCACTATAGGACCTTCCTTGAAATTGGTATTAGCCACGAACCATATGAGCCGTTTCTCTACTTCCTTAATAGCCCCGGTATCCTTCCCCATATCGTTATATACCCCAACAATACGGTCCCGGATCTCCTCGATCTCCGGTGTCAGTCCGGGTGTCTCTATCAACATCAGCAACGACCCTCCCCTTGGCGTTATCTTCCACTTCCCGTTCTTTTGAAGCTCAATATAACCAGACGCCTTATAGCTATCTATTTTCTCCTTAGGGATGATGTCAGCCATCTCCTCTTTTTGCCGGATCATCAAGAGATACCCAATATCGGATATTGTCAATCCGGATGTCATCATTTGTTCGAAATTGATATACATGACTTATTTTTTTTAAACGTTAAAAAATGATCTTATCCTCCCTATCACCCCGTCAGTAATGCCATTATGACGATTCTTCTCATAAAATATTATCAATCTTTTCAATATACGCAACCTCTCGTCCCTCTTTCCCATCGGGAACCATGCTTCTCCCGGACTTTTTTCGTATGGTCTGAAAAGGTCAAGCTCCGGTATCATCTCTATCGCCGATACCCCGCATCCAACCCCGTGCATTATCCCGGCCGATTTTATGGCCGAGCACATAAAATTCTCCTTCTCATCCCTTATGAGATCATATGCGTCCCTCAACACGTTAAGGCCGTCTGCTCTCGATAATCTCTTTCCCTTTATCATATTGTTTTACTGTATAAGATTCATTAGCCATACCGACTCTACCAACTGATATAGATTGATTTATAGATTGGTTAAGATGCCCTAAAACCGACATCTTAGCCCTAACTGTATTGGCGCATCTTAGAAGGATTCGATAATCCTCTAACGCCCTCTCGTATCTTACGTCCACCCTAGCCCTTTTATCGGCGTCAGTCATGCTCTTGCATGTCCCATCCTCTCTCAAGCTTATAGCGATCTTGTCCCGTATGATCCTGATGTCATCCTCGGCTATCACTAGTTCGGCGTCAAGAACCCCCTTGTAAGAGCTAAGAAGATCCTCCACCGCCACAACTTCCCTTTTTAGGTTCTCCAATTCCAATATCATTGAGTTGTCATTTATCCTTTTATACTCCTGTACTTTATTGGATACCTCATCACAGATACTCATGATCTCCTTTTCCCGTTCCCGATTTATGATATATCTGATGCTGTATTTAGCCATTTCCTTTAACGAGGATATAATTTCCTTTATCCCCATCTTATCCTCAACCGACAATACGGTCTTCAAGAACATTTCCAGCACCTTTATCACTACAAGCAAGTAATTATGTCTCAATCTCATGTTAATAAGGTGTTTCGTCATGTACTACATTGAAATCATCACTGGGAGGTATATATTGTTGCTCCAATGGAACACCGGGAGGTGGGGGCGGAAGCGTCACCACGGTCGTGTCCGGTTTGCCACTGCCCACAGGGGCGTCCGAGCCTCCTGGTTTTTCTTGGCGCACCACCCCTCCATCAGGATAATATCGCTCATATCCTTTCATGATATCTACATGTATAGCGTCAATCTCCTCCAATGATCTTTGACGGACCTTTACGATATGATGGAATAATAATCCATCCACACGGAAAGATCGTCTTGACTCGCTCTTAAAACGTTCCAGATTAGGATACCATCCTTGCGGAAATTGCATGTATGAGGAGTACCCATATCTTTTCGGTATATTTAACGCTACCATAGCCGTACATAACTGTCCCAATGTATCTGATTGATAAAAATCAGATTGCTTTGGCATATGATCCTTCGGGTCCCGCCGTCCTTCGATATCACGATTGAGTTGGGATATTATAAGAAAGAAAATATTAGGAAAAGTTCTTTTAGCGATATTACACATGGTTATCAACGAATCGATATTCCTTTTGGCGTCTCCTGAACCTTGTACTAGAGCCGTATGATCTATAGACACGAATACCATTTTTTTATCCTTGTTTATTGGCATATACTCATTCCATAGAAAGTTTTGAAGCTCATCTACGGTTGATGGTTTAGGGATGTATGTTATTCTGCTAGAGTTCTCTTCCTTGAGGCATCTCTGCATTTCTTTTACCTCATCTTCTGACATCTCGTTAAGAAGTATATCCTGTATGTCTTTCCCCATTTTTTTTGATAGTGAACGCAACATCAAATCTTCTGGGTTCATCTCAAACTCACATCTTAACCATACATAATCATCTGCCTGTGGATTGATATTGACATTCATCACATTGCTCATGATCTTTTGCGCCAAATAAGATTTGCCAACTCCGGGCCTAGCACCTATGGCTACCGCATGCTGGGGGTAAAATCCTCCCAGCAAAGCCTTGTCCAGATAAGGATATCCGGTATGAGCCGGGAGAAGTTCCCCCGACTGATACTTTCTTATCCTTTCATAGGCGTCCATAATAATTTCCTTGGACGTCCTCCATATCCTATTATCGTTCATCCTCGTGCGTTTCTATCGCCAGCCGTATCGGATTTAGATCCTCTGTTAGCTGATCTTGATTTATATCTAAGACCCTTAGCTGTATGGCATAGGTCCTTCCCCTTCCGATAAGCCTTACCCTTCAACTTATCGGTCTTGTAGTTCTTGCGACCCAACTCCCGTCTCTTGGCTTTCTGCTCAGGTCTGGCGTTGATCTTCTTGTCCGTCTCAGCCTTCTTCTTTCTGGCTTCCGGATGTGTCCTATAATATTCAGTCGATCTCCCCATCCTCTTCGTCCTCCTCATCATCAAAATCTATATTTTCTTGTATATCCAAATCCTCTTCTTTTAAAAAAGATGGATATTTCAATCCCAGACGCTTGATCATATATGAATATGGATCAGACGCAAATTCCTCTGGTATCTCCCATGCACAAGGGAATGTACCTATTACTTTACAAAGTTTATCGGCTAATTCGCTATCCATCCCCATATTAACCATCTTGTTATAAACTATAGCTTCTACGCTACTCACATTGCCCCCAACATAAAAACTTGTTGGTTTGTGAACAAAATAAACTCTCTTCATTTTACATGTATTATTTATTTTATCAAAAGTATCCAATTTAATTCGATACTCAAATGTCCCATTATCATTAGCTCTAATGCTCATATTTATCCTTCTTACGATCTCCATAACTCATATCCATATCACACACCACCGTATCGGTCGTGTTGTTTGCCACATGGAACAGGAACTCTGGACACCCATGGCAGGCGTTGCTCCCGATCACCACCGCTCCGTGCCTAGGGCAAGCTTTCTTTACCATGGTTCTATCATATATCCGTATATGATTATCGCTATATTTTTTAATATATCTCATGGTATTAAGTAGTGATGGCAAAGACATCTTATATGGAGATACATGTTCTATTGGTATATCCAATTCACCAGATAGGCTTTTGTAAATATCCTGTACATCCCGTTTTGTCCTATACGCAAATATATTAATCTCAGTCATTACCATATCCATACTCCTAAGAAGATCCGGCTTAGCCAGCCTCCCCATCGGCTTCCCAAAAGGATCGGATCTCATCCAAGCCCCACACTTCTCGCATCCAACTTGCTTCCCCTCCACCGTATTTATCATAGTGGATGGGTTCTTGCAATACGGGCATACGGATCCGTTTAACATAGCTTTCTGGGCTAAAGACAGCTCTTTCATACCTTTTCTTCTATCTCAACATTAAATAGATTGCAGAATCTATCAAAATTCCTGTTCTCTATTCTCATATCCTCCTCATACCTGTCAACTGATTTGATGAAATCATTATAACAGTCCTTGCACATCCATTGATTGATTACCGCTACATAATAGCCCACGGATGTAGGTCTATTACACATATCGCAAATACCTAAGCACCCATATCTGGTGAGCTTATCCATCATCTCCTGTCTTGTTATTTCAAGCACCTTGAATTTCTTGTAATTGTCAACTACCTTTGCCATTGTAAATTTGTTTAATGATAAAATAATCCGCTATATCCATTCCCTCATTTATATTGGGTTTTGATTCGAGAAAATCGCTTATCTCTATATTCATCCCCTTCATATCCCTATCCACCTTCTTCTTCCATTCGTTAAACGCCGATCCTTTATCAGGATATAGAACTATCCTCCTACGTCCCAATGTCTCTATCATCTCCCTTTTCAGCATATGGATACCTCCGCATGCCATGAAAAGTCTATCCGGATATACGATGTTACAGATGACCGCCGTCTTCTCCGACTCAACTATATATACCGGGGCTTCCTTAGGATAGAAGTTGATAAGAAACTCACCGAACAGGCATTGCCTTAATAAATAATCTTGACCGTCAAGGATGTGAACCCAGCATACATGATCCATGGGAACCTTTATCCTCTTGCCATCTGGTCCGTAATCCATTATCTTCCCGGTTCTTATCACCCAACTTTTATCAAGTTGCCAGAACACGCAGCATTTACCCCAATCCCCGAATCTCATCATCCCGATCTTATATAAGTTGAACGCTCTATTGGTATGATATGATCCGAATATATTGGATAGATAATCCTGAAGATCAGATGTCTCGAAAGGATTAAGCGTCTCAAACATCTTACTTACCGGAATGCAGTTGGCTATATCCGGATCCACGGGAGGTCTGTACCTCCTTAATACTTTGTTTGAATCGGTAAAAAGATCATTGTTCCCAAGTTCGCTCCCTGTTGGATATTTAAAGTAACCACATTTATTTTTATGATCACACACCCCAAACTGCTCTCCAACGATCTGACCGGTAGTCACATCCACATACGGCGTAAAACACTTATCCTTGCCGCATTGCGGACACGTCAGCTTCCTTCTTGGCTTGCTATGATCCAGCTCATACCGATGAACGCTCTTATTAAACTCCCTAAATTCCATCACCCTCTCCTCTCATTCATGACTCTATATATATAGTCCCTCAGCGGTTCCTTTCTTATTAACTTATTAACGTCAAACTCGCCTTCTATGTCCAAGGATCCAATTCTTGATGTAACCGTATAATTAGTTTTCTCAAACTTATACTTTCCTTGAAGATATACTACGGTAGCCATATTCAATATAGGATTGTCGGTTTGTCTCTTCAACTTATATTGGCTGGTCTTTGCGGTAGGATCACCCGGAGCGAAGTTATATATCTCCTCTATCTCCAATATCTTTCCGTAGTTCTCTAATATCATTCTTCTATATAACTCAAGTTGGAAAGCATACTCGTCATAGAAATTGCCTTTCCTGTTTGATTTGAAGTCCAATATAGCGAATATCCTCCTACATCTTTTTATCTTCTTTTTCTCCGTCTTAGGCTGACCTTTCTTGGCTCCCGTCTTATAGAACTCTCCTGTCTCGACCTCTATCTCCACCATCTCCGGTTCGCTATCCATCTCCACCACTGCGTCCACCGAAGAAGCTACTTTCAATCTCCTTGACCTCAACATCTTCTCGATCAATACAGGTTTTACATGTCTTTCCTTGCAGAATATAGCGAATGATATCAGATCCTCTATCAGTTCATCAATGTTATCCACTAATATCCGCTCCATCCTATACTTGTCTATCCTTAGCTTAGCCTCCTTGACAGCCTTTCTTATCCACGTCGGGATCAGCTTTATCTTAACCCCGGTCAGATACAACCCAAATAGATAATGCATGATAGTACCCAGATCAGCCCTGTAGTTAGCGTACTCATCAGGATCCTTCCCTTTGAGTCTCATCTCATTCTTCCACTTCTCCAAAGCGCCAGACGTATCACAATACCCATTGGCGATATTGTTAGTGGCACCATCGTATATAATAGGATATCCATCAACATCCATCTCATAATACACACGTTTGCCAGCGACAGTCATTCTATATAACACCGGTGTCGGGATATCTTTTATCCATTCAGCGGCATAATATTGCTGTTCTGTCTCCAGATCATACTCAACCTTCATCTCCTCCTTAGGCTCGTTTTTAGGCTCTTCAACAGGCTTTTTCTCCTCGATCATATCTTTCTTTGGGATCGTTGACAAAACGTCTAATATGCCAAAGAAAGCGGTAAATTTAGGATCTGTATGATATGATCTTAATATTGGTAATGATGATCGCCAATAATATGATGGCGCATTTTCGTCCATTGGCTTATTATGAACAAACTCTATTACAATACCATCATCCGTGATAACCACATGATGTTTTTTGGATAAACGGACTCTCATATCATCAAACGATTCTTGATCGCTTATGACTTCCATATCCGTGCCTTTCTTATATATCGTATCACTTATAGCCTCGTATCCAAGAGCTAGAAGTAATTTTTGTTTTCTTCTATCCATGATAATAATCTGGTTTTTAATTTACCATCTTCCTCGACTCTAGGTGCGAGATCCCTCATCCTTCTGGCTGCCAACAGCCATGCGTTGCCAAACTCATCCAAGAGCCGGCTGAAATCCATCGTATCTAATAGATAATCGAACCTTGTATGCTCATCAGCCGTCAAGTAGATAATGTTATCATTATCCTCGGCGACCGATTTATATTTCCGTTTAGGGTATAAGTGACAGATGTTACTTACCCCAGGACATGGTATATATGCGCCGGTAGCAGATCTCCTTGTTATACTCAATCTAGCCACATGGGCGCCAAAGAAAACGGCTAGGCTCTTCCCCTTCGGCTTGGCCTTCACCCGTATCGCCGCCCTTTCCTTTGGCGGTAGTTCCTTGGCTCTACATGCGGGACACAACCCCTTACTCCTTATGGCTACCATTCTCCCGCATCTCTCACACGGCAACATCCTACCTCTCATGCCTTTTTCTTTTTATAACTTTTGTTGAACTCCATAAGGCTCATAGCCCTATATTTCTTAAGCCTATTAATCTTACCCTCAGTCCAATCCTGATCCTTGAAGTTGATGATTGTATCGAATATCTGAGCCAGCTCCCGGATATTAAAATTCCTGTTCTGTATTTTTTTATAAAACCCGGACCTGCTATACCCTAACTTAGAAGCCAGATAAGTCTTATTAGATAATGTGAGGATACGATAAATCGTACCCTCCATCTTACTTATCTCCATCAACTTCTCGGCTATGGATGATGTGGTTTCATAGCTAGCTTTATTGCTTACTATTCTCATTTTTCTCCGGATTCCTGATCTTACCATCAAACTCATAGAAGTCCATTAGCTTCTTCTCCTCCTTGATACAGGTAACGATAAAGTCTGATATAGTACCCTTCATACCCTCCTCGAAGTTCTTCTTGGCATGATCAAGGTCTTTGGCCCGAACGATGTAGTTAAACGCCTTACGTTTTTCGATGTTCGATTTCTCGTCCATCGTAACATAATCAGCCGTGACCTTATAGAACCGGTCTCCATCCATGGCAAATAATTCCGCTATCCGGAATCGTTTGATATCAACGCTAAACTCACCGGAGATGAATGGCTTCATTTCCTCTATGATTCTAGCCTCACACTCTGTATAAGAAAGAGCATCCACTAAATACTCTTCCTTTACCTTTTTCTTCATGCTGCCCTCGGCATCAGTCTCATAAGAAACCGTGCATTTAAACCAATTGTGCATTTTAATCTATATTATTGTTAAACAAAGGATAATCTTTTATTCCTTCACGAATATATCTTTCCGTATCATCATCCACGTCATAGGCTTTCTTAAAAAACGTCATAGCCGTATTCGTATCATGATCCACCAACGGAAGATATTCCTTCATAAAAAGAGTTCTAAGATGATTCATGTGATCAATTTTGCGCCTTACATCAATTACTTTTGACCATATCTCGGCACGGATTGCACTCATCTTTTTTGTATTCTCCTTGTATTTATCTACCTGATCTTTATACTCCTTCTCGATCTTATCATTCTTATCCTTGATAGATTTATAGGTCTCCTCCTCTTTCGTATCAAACATCGGAGTATGTTTGATATTAATTATATCCAATTTGCTGTATAGCTTTTCATTGGATACGGTGAAATCATATCTAGTCCTATATAGATCAAAGTCACTTAAGAACTTAGCTATTTTAATAGCATCATCCTGATCAAGAACGGCTATATTCAATCCTTCTAAATAGTAGAAGAAATGGGATGGAGAAATAGGTTTACAGTCATATGTCCTCATGACTGGAGGCTCATCTATAAACCTGACACCTTCTTCCGCACATCTTGTTACAATCAATTTCTCTACCTGTTCATCAGTAAGATCATATATCTCCTGATCGGTCATCTTATCAATTGTCTTCATCATTCTCATCCTCCGACATCATTATAGCCTTTGTAAACTTTTGTTTATAGACCTCACCCATAAGACAAGCGAAAGTCTTATCATCCATACTAGCCATAGCATTGGCCTCTACCTTCATATCCATCTCAATGTTCTTTACCCAGATTTCATAGTTATCATCATCTTCTTTATAGAAGACAACTTTACCACCATACTCGAAACCATCATCCTCAGCCTTAACCATATCGATGATCTTCTCTAACTCCTTTACAAATTTACTCTTTTTCATATGTGTAATTTTTATGTGTCTACAAAAGTAGACATTTTGTTTTTGAATTAAATTAAATAAACATTATTAATAGTTAATATGCTTCTTTTGTTTTATCAACCATATTTTGCCCCTTGATAAACTCAACACAACATTTATCCACCCTGGTTATCTCCCGATAATCATCGGTACGAATACCATATCCTTTATAACTTTTGGTTATAGTACATATCTCCCCTTTTTCTATGAATGTACCTCCTTTGCTCTTCAAGGGACAAAGAGTTCTTACTTTCGCTCCTATTATCTTTCCCATATACTTATGTTTTTAAGTTCCTCCATATATCTTAAGCCCTTTTATGTTGTATTTGCTTATATCTGCGCACAAATTACACCCTCCATAACAACAACACCACGAACAAAAGACTTGTCGCTCCTGCTCTGGCCTACCCTGAAACTCCACCGCCGCCCTATACCATGCCGGGGATAATACCCTGACCTTCTCCGGTACGGGCGGCGTCATGAGCACCGATCGCCCCTTCCCTTTGGCATCTTCCCTACTTCTCATTTGGGTTATCCTTTAACAGCTCAGCTATCTTATCTTCTTTCAACATATTCTGTTTTCTCATATTATCCACGATAAAGGTAGCGAACGCCATATCATACCTCTTCCTTAACTCATTGACAAAAGATTTGGCTTTTGATTCTACCATTGTCTCGATGTTGCTGTCTACAACTTTCTTCATCCTGCCTCTTATAAACTCGTCTACTGTCAACTCCTCATCCATATAATCTAACCTGAATCTATATTTCTTCTCGCTGGCGTTCTCGATGAGATCGTTCATTGATTCTCTCGCTATATCCTCAATCTTCTTTGATATCGGATTGGATATTTCCCTCATCAACTCATTCTTGAACTTTTCTTTAAGTTCACGTATTACAGCTAACCTGACCGAGCTGGTAAACTCCTCTTTCAACGTCGCTTCGTTGTACATAGCTTCCTCAAATACATCTTCTAAATTTAACTCTACTTGAATTTTCATATCATTATCTTTTAATAAATTATAAATCTTTTATGTATATAATCACCTTTATTTATTCATAAAAATCAACAACTTTATTCAAATACCCTTTTGTCGTCTCAATAAAGTTCACGCAATCCAGCTTGCTCAACTTGTAAATCAAAGCCGGGTTATGAATTACGGCTATAATTTGTGTTTGTGGTTTATGAAATGACAATACATTGTACAGATCCATGATATTGCCAATATCTAAATTCCTGTCTGGTTCATCCATAAGAATCGTATACTCAAAATCCTTCTCCATTAATACCACACGATTGTCTTTGTAGTATTTTAAAAGATTGTCGATCCTATTTACCCAGAACTCATTTGATTTTTTCTTGAATTCCGCAAGCTTCTGTATCGGAAACGCATACTCATCTTGGTTAAACACAAAATCAAAAAGCGAGTTCATGGCATGAAGGTTCTTCTCCCCAGAGGACCTAGATGCTCCATTCATATACAAACTTAAATTATTGATATTATTCAATATATCATCATTTCTCATTTCAGTTTGCTGTAGGAGATGGAAGACTTTCCCAATATAATCCGACTTAATACTGATCCCATCAAGTACCTTGTCATCATTAAATATGTTCGGGAAATCCAATGCCTCTAACGGTAATTCGGAACACATCTTTTTCTCGCACAACATGTACTTCGATATCATATTCAGGAGGGTTGATTTCCCGCTTCCGTTCTTGCCTACAATCACATTCACGCCGGGCTTGAATATAAACTCAGATCCATTTTTGAACGCTTTTATATTTGGTATATACCCAAACGGCGTTCTTTTGTTGTCTTTTATCTTTACGGAAGTTATCATCTTGTATGATTTTATTGATCTGAGGACAATACATGATGTATGAAATCAAGTATATCATCCTCGAAATCATCGTAAATATAAATCCCATCCAGCTTCTCGCCTTCACAGTCATATCCATCTATGACGATATCCCCGTCTATCTTATATACGGATGTTACCCTTATCTCTTCCACCCCATGTCCCAAGAACGGAAGTACGCTGACAGGGTAGATCCCTTCCTCGATATCGTTCTCGCTCAAATCAAATCGCTTGTATTTCGCTATCAACTCATTGACAAGGTATTTCATTGCCTTTACCAAATCAAGTCTCTCACTGAACAAAGAGTCTATTCTCTCAATATCTTTCATATCATTTTGCATTAAATTGTTTGTTTTTATATCCCTACATCCGCTCCATCCTCTTTAACCCAATTAACTGTATCGCAATACCAACAATACCCTGTCTTGGAATCCTTTTTATGAGAATGAGATCCACATGTGGCGCACCAATAATTATCATCCATATTGTATGTATAACTTTCATCCTCATGCATTTTGGCTATTCTAACTACCCTATCCTCCAGCAGATCCTTTAGATAATGGCATTCGTAAGGTCTATCCTCTTCCTTTAATATATAAATATCGATGTCCATCATGCTCCCCATCCTGTCCGTACACATGCACTCGGCGGCATGACGTACGTTCCCTTCCGGCATCCCCGGAACTATCTCCCGGATCACCGCCTCCATCTTCTCTTGGTATTCGGTGTCTACTTTGATCACCAAATCCTCTAATTTATCTATTAAACTCATGATCTTTTTACTTCTTTATATATAATATCTGTACTGTCTTTTCTATCTACATTAATACAGCAAGTATTCTTACAATAATAATTCCTATCATTAAATATACATCCATCACAACCGCTACCGTCATCCTCTATTACCGCCAATTCTATTATTCCCGAACCGATATCATATTTAAATACTTCACCTATCTTATGATACCCTATATCATCCAACTTTTTTATATGATTATTTCTATTGAATATAAATCCATCGATAAATTTATTCATTTTATCGTTTGGATCATTTTTATCCAATAACGCCTCACATTCATTTTTATCAAATCTGAATGATAGTATAAAATATCTTGCCATACCAAGATTTTCCAAACTCACCAGCTTTTGTATGCATAACCATATCCCTTGTCTTATGCCTTCCTCCTTAGCCTTATCGATCGTATTCTCGCTCATAATTCTATTTTCTTAAAAATTACACTTTTATCATCCTCTCTAACACTACTAAAGCACCTCATGTTACTACAGATATTCGTATCCACAAAACAACATTTACTACAAATGTCATCCCTAATGACTGTCTGACATGCTACCGCTTTTATAATTTTATTATTTATCCTAAAAGAGTGAACTACACCTATTCCCGGATCCAAAGGACGATTATTACGATATACATCATCCATCTTATCTATCCTGACGACCATTATATTATCATTTGTCTCACGCTCACTCTTATTACACCCCTTGCATAATATCTCGCTATTTGATAAATAACATCCATTACACCCCAGCCTTGATCTTTTTACAGCCTTAATCTCCACCATCTCCTTTTGGTTGTTCATGAAGCTATATGTATCACCTACTTTCATTGTTGATATATCTATATCAATCATCTGATTGCCCTCATCTAAATCCATCTTACGACCGAATACCGTATCAATGAACTCAAGCATCTCATCATCGAACGATCCGCTTTCCTCTTGAAGCTTCCTGCACTCATCCTCAGTCAATCCACAAGAAGACACCAGCTCCTCCGCGGCCTGCGTCCATCGCCCGTCGTGAGCCAGCTCCTGGACCGCCAGCCATATTCCTTGGTTCATGCCATCCATTCTTGCCTTATCTAAAATATCCTTATCATTCATATCATCTATCATTTAAATTCTTGTTTCTTATAATAATTTCTATATTATCCAACATCTTTTCTCGTAATACCTTTTCTACCATCCTTGAAATGACGTTAAAATCTCTTTTTTGAAGCTCATTCTCCACCATAACCCTAATCCATCGCTCTAGATTATTATCATCCCCGTAAGTATTACGCACACATCTCTCAACATATTGTCTTATATCAGGTCTAATTGCATTGATTATATCTTCCTTGGTAAGTCCAAGCTCATTATGGATATAATTCTTTATCGCTTTATATTCTTTACTCATGGCTTTTTATTGTTACGATTTCTATTGACTCATTGGCGAAAGTTCTCTCTATCTAAGAAATAACATGGTTTCTGTACTTCCGGTAGAGAATTATCTAATGATATCCACTCCGATCCAATTACGGTTATTGTAGCTCCCATATGATTCTTCGTTTAATATTACTATTTTAACCTTGAATTCCAACACATGATCTATCATATCATCATCCACCATATTATCCTCATTGATAATACCTTCGCTCGCAAGATTTATATAATCCGGTTCAACCAAATCACATATTACCTTCCCATCCTTATCCATAATCCCATATATATAACCATCTAATCTCTCTACCATATCATTATACGTATTACAGATATAAACAATATGATAATCATTGTATTTTTCTCGACATACTCATGCACATCCATTTCCTGAACCTCATCATCAGCACTGCCCGCATAATACTCAAGCGTATCCATCACCACTACCGGCCATCCTATTTCCTTGGTCATAGTAGATATCTCGTCAATGACTTCCTTCGTGCGAGTTTCGTCATACTTCCCATTGTTAAACTCATGCATTGCATAAGTCAATTCATGGATATTGCAACAAATCAACCCTATATGTTGATTTTGCTCCCGTTTGATTCCATCTTTTGTATCCATATTTATCTCTCCTATTCACTCATTCTTTTAATAAAATTCTCCCATGATAGATCAACATCGTTGTAATGCTTGCAACAAGCATTCTGGATTCTTTCTATCAAAGGAATAAGCCATAACTGAGTCATTCCGTAACGAGTCTGAATTATTCTACATAGATTTATTTTTATTATTTCTATGTCATCAATACTAGGAGATGTGTTGTTGTTATCACATCTATCTAATATCGTTTGAATTGTAGCCAAATAATGATCCATACTTTCAATTGTTATATATTCATTCGTTATCCTTACCCTTAAAATAATCATCAATCTCCTCTTGCGTTTTTATTATTTCATGATAAAAGAAACGCTTGTTACCATGATAATTTACGCAACGAGGATTATCACATCCCATCATCATCAATAATTCTCCACAGTTAGGACATATATCCAAACACCTTCTTAAATCTATATGAAATTGATTCCCAATAATTTTATCCATATCTTAAATTGTTAATTATACTACCATCTCCCATTCCCCGGCGTAAACAGTATCTCTCCTGTCCTCACCCAATGATTCCAGTTATTTTTAAGCTCATCAATATCATATGCCTCAGCCGAATGACCACTATCCGATCTTTTTATAACTGACATAATACTTTCCGCTTGCACGCTCCAATGACGATAACAGTCTGTCCCGCACCCGCACGCCGTAGCCCTCGCGTTATCGAACTCCCAGACCAGAGGCCGGAGGCCGCATCGTGGACACGGCAACCATTCCATTGGATTCTCCGGCTCCTCATAAGCATCAATACACTTGTACTTATATCTCTCTACCATTATGATCAACCATTACAGAATTGATTTAATCTTTCGATTTCTCATCTCATTCTTATCCTTGAACATCATTATCCTATTTACAATCCCCTCCGATTCCATGTACGTCGAGAATCCATGTATCCTTAGATATTGGATAGCTGATAATGATTTCTCTAATATCTCCTTATATTCTATATCTGTTTCAACTGCTTTCCCCATGATCTTTTTCCTCCATTTCTTCTAATATGATTTTAGTCAGATATACTATCTCGTCTATCTGATCGTAATAAACATTCACCCCATCAACTTTATCATTGTTTTCATCATATCCATCAACCATCAAATTATCTTCCCCCGATAAATACACGGATGTTATTGATAAACAAATCAACCCGATATCGGTAAAGACCCTTATTTCAGCCGGAAAATCATCTACATGGTTTCCGCTATCTATATCAAGATCAAGCCTTCCTATCTTCTTGATTAGATCAACGATAGCCCCATAAGCTACCACACGTGCGTTCAATAACATCTTATTCAACGCTTTTACTCTTTCTACATCTTTCATAAACTCCACCCCCTTTGTATTACATCATTATATGTTATCCCATTATCTTGAATCAGCTTCATAAAAGAATCTTCGGTATAAGCCAGAGATTCCCCTCTGTTAGTCCTCTCTATATTCTCACTCATCATCCCCATAGCCTGTATTAAGGCCGCTGAGGAGTTGGCTATCAATTGAGCCGCTTCCATTATCTTATTATCGTCCATAATCATATTACTTTAACTTCCTCGTTCCACAAATGTCTTTCATATACCGTGGTTATTCCTATCAAAATTCCGGTATCTTCTCCCCAATATTCAAGTATTTGATTCCTGAATTTGTGACGCAACTCTTGCGTCTTCCCCTTATCCCTATTATAAAGCGAGAAATCAGATAATCTTACTGTCTTCATATTCTATTTAAACTTTTTAAGTTTAGATCACTTAATGTTAATACCTTTTTATCCAATAAGTCAATAAGTAGCATCGCTCTCGACTCTACCTCTGTATCCCCAAATCCACTATACACTTCTGTTTGTGGATTGTAAGCATCATATCGAACATAGGCAGCTTCGTAGTATTCGCTATCCTTATTCGGGAAATATTGTGTCAATTGCAACCAGTCATCCCATATTTTTGATTTACTGATATTTATCATGCTTGGTAGTATCTTCCCAAGCTCATGACTCATATAAGCCGGTATGAGGTCGCCTTCTTTTCTATATGAATACCTCATTGTATTTTGTGTAACTGATTCTGTTTGGGATCCCCCTCCTTTCATCTCTTTCACAAAATAAAATTCCGACTCTGAATTTACACCCAACTCATGCAACTTTAATGCAAGCTCATAAGGGCACATAAAATTTTGATATTTCATGTTATTCTATATTTTCGTTTCTGTAATCCCCAGCATAATCAATCCACACACGAAAATCATTTGCATATTTTCTTGCGTCTTTCTTTATTTTTCGATGTATGTCTTTACTAACGCTACCTCCCAAAACCCTATCCAGCTCTTTTTGTAAAACCGCTCCGATAAGAGGATAGACGTCCAAATAATTGTCTTCACACTTTTCGAAATCTATTACCTTGTTCCCTATTGTCCGTTCTAATGCCTTGTCCATTGCCTTCACAATGGATTCTTGCACATTTTTATATCGATTGATGAAATCCTGTTCTTTATTTTCCATTTTAATATATTTTTACAAAAGATGTTCGTTACCTTCATAAGGAATACAATAGGTCCATTCAAACCCATTTAAGCATTCATATTTTTTTTCTTTATATTGAGCATCAGCAATTTCCCTAACAAACAAACTTATATGCCAATCATCGTCCTCTGTATCTCTTACTAAAACTTTATCAAATGGCTTAAACTCATATTTCGGCTTTTCTTCAATCCCGAAGAAGCGTTTCAGATATTTTTTAGCTTTAGGCTCTTCGCTTATTTTAAGAGCATCAATAAACTCTTGCCTCTCATCCTTTGTAGCAAATCTGTATCTCTCAATATTATTTTGATTGGCAGCTCCATTATCGAAATATAAATAACCCCCTTCTTGCCAAGAGGCATAATAAGACGTAAGGTATTCCCCGTTTGTATTCAATATGAACAAGTAATCACCTTCTTCATTGCTTAATACATCCCCATCCTTAAATGTTGTATATTCCGGAATATTAATACAAAGCTTACATCCTCTTGCTCCTAGTCCATTATCAGAGAACCAGTCAGATATTATATCGCTATTAGAATAAATCACTCCTAGTGTATTAAACATCCCCCTATCTTTATTATAATACACTAACTCTACCTTATGATTATGTCCGATCGTTACAATTTCACCCTCGTGCTCACCATTGCTGATTTTCTTTGCCAGCTCTAAGTCAAATGGTTTTGTTATCATTCTCTTTTTCATAATTTTACATGTATTTATATTGTTATTTTTTACTTTAGCTATATTATCATCTTGTAGCAATCTTGCTTTAAGGTCATCTATAGTCCTTAAATCCATATTGTATGTGCATAGATGAGCGTTCCCGTAACCGGTTAAATTGTTTATTACAGCCACATGATATCCGCCACCTATGTTATACACTTCCTTGACCTCCCATATATCCCTGCTATCATATTCATATCTATTGTTCCGGTCTATAAAATCTTGCTTTATAGATACCATATCTCCTTTTTTTAATGTTCATATCTTCTTATGTGTTTATATATTATTTGCCTGTCCAGCCAATCCAACGAACATGGGCGGACGCCTCGCTTCCCTCCGCACGTCTTACCTATACACGCCGGCTCCACTGGCAACGCCGTCCATGATATTTTGGATGCCTCCGTACCTCTAAGTGCGATCAATTTCTTATTCCGGGTCATGATTCTTTTTTTTAAAATTTATATCAAATTCCCGTATATTAAGTATCTCTTTGAAAACCATCTCTCTAATGAAACAACCCATTTTATGTATTTCATCTTCATTGGATATCCCCCCACACTTCAACTGCCGCATGAATCGCATCTTTCATAGAGAAACAGATCTGAGTCCAATCACTATATTCTCTTTCATCGTTTAAAATATCTTGTATCCTTCTTTCGCAATGTTCTATATATTCTTTATTGAAATTACTCATAACTTTTCAATGATTTTCATTATAAATTTTCTACGGTATCTAATTACCTAAAATATTATCCACAAACTCAGTTATTCTTTTCACGGATTCTTCGGAAAGTGTATATCGCTGCCAGTTCCATCTAAAATGGGCTTTTGGTAAATTATGGGTAGATAGCTTTTCGTTACCATCTTTATTTGTCCATTCATAATTGTCTTCATAATTATGTACTCTTATCCCTGCTTTCGGCCCATTGCGGAAACTATACAACATTCTAATAACAGACTCAAAATCCGTATTTATTATTAACAGCATATGATTCACCTTGTCAATTAACGCCTGATCTTCTTCGGACAATTCTCCTTCCTTAGCAATCTGACGGATCGACCATGTTTTCAATTCTGAATACTTAACAAAACTAAGTTTACCGGGGATCATACGCAATTTATTATCCCTATGCAGCAGATTTCGCAGATCTTCCACAAATTGTTCTTTCAGCTTCTTTTGTCCAAGCAAGGCTGAATATATACTAACCGCTTTCATTACACAATAATCTCATAAACACGTTCCATATAATACCAATCCCAATAGATAGCGGCTATTCTTGTATTTTCAGATACCAAATAACCCATAAACTCATATCTTTCCATATTAACCAAAAGCTTTTAATATTGCACCAAATGAATCAAACTTAACTCCAAAAGTATCATGCGCATTTTGAGAACCACATTCACACTCTCCCGCCCTCTGACCCGATCCGCACTCGCACAGGTCTATTCCCCAGTGGTTGATGCAGTGGTCGCAGCAATAAGATTCAGGTAGCCATACGACTCCGCTGATATCTAAATCCAATCCCTCGAACGTCTCCCAAAACATGCTATTGGAAGCACCATTGCTAAATTTGATAGTGATCGCACCGCATTTACATCTCCGAATAAATTGAATGTAGTTCTCAAATATGATACAAGCATCATTTAACCCCATCCTAACTGTTTTGCAATACTTTCCATTTCATTATACGCAATCCTGTGACATCCGGCAGTCAGCATGTCATTCTTATAGCTATTGATCTTCCATTTGTGACCGATTGTATCCAATACCATATCGTGTTGGAATTTACCGCCATTATGGAAGAATTTTATCAATTTCCAAAGTCTTTCAGCTTCGGTTCGTCCTATCTTGATATTCTTGCTGGTCTCAATTATGCCACTCTTAATGCGAAGCCATGCGTTAGGCTGGTCGTTCTCCAAATAATAATGTGGATATAATTCTTTAATCTCGCCAGATTTCCACATCTTAATCTGTTCTTCAAATTTTTTCTTACTATCCTCTCTTTCTTTTCTTCTTTTTTCAAGAATTAAAGCCTCTTTTTTAGCCTGACTGTCTTTCCATCTCCGACATCTGGCCACATACTCATCCCATGTTCCTTCGCCACAAATCTCATCTACTATTACATTGGTCGTGCCTAGAATCTCTAACGCTTGGTGATTTAGCAATACCTCAAACACATGTTTCAATTCACGGACATATTCGCGTTTTTCCTTATCAGACTTCCATGATAATTCATGATTAATTCCAAGCCAGTCGTTTGCGCTCTTTTTAAGAAGGCTCTTGGGAGTACCCATATTAAAGAACTCAATATAATCCATCATATTTCTAAAGACTCCCCAAACATCCCTATAAGACAGACTTGTTCTGACCTTCTTGTATTTCTCGATAACCTCTTTGATAAGCTCCAATCGACTGATGATAAAAGCCATGCTGCCGTCATCAGACATATTATATCCAACAGGAAATACCTTTGAACCAGTTGGTATCGCACTATAAATATAGTTTAGATGCATAGAGGTAGAAACAGAACGGTGCTCATTGTTAACCAAATACGCCTTTTCTCCACGCTTATTTCTTACGATTCTTCCAGCCTCAAAGTGATGACCATAAGAGTAAATACTTTTACCTTCAAAAAAGAAATTACTACCTTTTGCAGATTCTTTCTTTTCGTTTGCCCATAAGTGAGCGACCATCGAATTGTTCATATCTATTAAGTTTTGAGTGTTAACTATTGATTAAGTAATTTAATCTAGACAAAATCATATCTTTCTCTATCGCTAGACTATTACCATTTTTATCGACACAATCTTTATAGAAAGAATACACATGCTTCTTTGCTTCTTGATATTTCTTTGAATCGATTAATGGTTCAATTTCTTTTTCACAAATAGCAGCAAGCTCTTCTCCTTTTTTCTCCAACTCCGAAGAAAGATGTATTATTTCTTTTATTAATTCCTGCTTATTCATTTTTTGCTTAGTTTTATTATCAAATTTGATAGTGGCAGTTCCACATTATCTATTATTCTTTCTAAAAGAAGCTCCATTATCGCATCATCTACAGACATACCTCCAAGATGCCTCATGGCATCATCCCATCCAGCCTCGTAAGCCGCCATAAGCATAGGGGACTGAGCGATGTCGATTGGTGCCCCTACCTCCTTATCCATTCGCTCTACCCCTAAAGCATATTCTTTGGATTTTATTTTCTTAATCATCCTTTGAACTCGAATTTAATTCCTTCTGGTAACTGAGAGCGATCTACGTTATTCACGAAATTATCAAACTCTTCCTTAGTGATTTTCTCTCCATAATCCACCCAGTTGAAACGTAATGTATTATTGTGATTATAATATATTACATTATCAACATTCAATCCATAGTCAAATACACAGAGCATTACCTTCTTCCCGACTTCCGCTTTTCTGATTTCTTTGTCATATTGCTCACAAATCTTGACACGCTTTTCCGCCATCTTTGCCTTATGAGCCTCTTCCCTACGTTTTTCTATATTTTCTGTGGAATAATATCCGGCTTCAATACGCTCTTCAATAAGAGATCGTTCCTCGTCTGTTAGTGTCAGGGTAAACCTTTCTTTTTCCGGCTTATATGGATTAACCCATTTCTTTCCACACAGGTTTTCAAGTTCCGCAATAAGCTCGTCTGATTCACGTTTCCATCTATCCACAATTTCCAAATTGAAAAGTAGATACTTGAAATACATTTTATCATCCACCGCCTCGGATAACTTGGAATATTCCTTATCTGATATACGCAAATATTCAATCACCACAGACTTATCGCTGTTCTTTGTATGATATATTCCATTTTCCACCGGATACATAGGAGCGCCATAATGATTACATACATGCATCGATATGAATTTAGCCAATTCCGGACAATGTCTTATAATCTCATCGTGATAGCAACCGCACATATATTCTTTATATATCCCATATTCGTTTTTCCAACGAATGTCAGCGGTTATACTCCACTCACATATATTGTTACGACAATCATCATCTAACGATACCGTAGTCTTGATCTTATACTCTTCCCCGTTCTCGGTATAGTAATTCTCTTTTGAATAAATCAGTTTGTTTGCAGTTTTCATACGCTTTAATTTAATTGTTATACTTATGAAAAATAAAATCGGCGCAATTCCCCGCCACATCATTAGCGTCATTGCACCGATAAAAACCTTCCGTTTCCCAGTCCACATCTACGGGACTGCCTTCTGCTTGTTCCAAGAAATTATTAATTCCCCTTTTTTCTTCATCCGATAAACCAGTATAATCACCATTTATCAAAGCACAAGCCCAATAAGCCGGAAGCCTGTATCTTATTACCTCTATATTCATAACTTCATCAATTTACAATATGAACCTTCAAATATAGGGATCAAACCTTGTCCCCTAAAATATGCTGTTGCAACTTTAAAAGCGTACAAAGGGTTCACTTCTTGTATCTTATTCTTTTTTACTCCATGGGTAATAATTGGATTACAATAATAGAATTTTTCATTATCTAAACATCCAAATACGTTATCTACATTATACTCATAGCAATTAGTACCTCCCAATATCAGCAAATCGCATCCAGTCTCTCTGGTTCCAAGGATAAACGATTTATTCTTATTTGCTGGAAGCATGAATATTTCCTTATCCATATTAAACCAATCATTCTGATTATATTTTACATCCCGGCGAACAATCTCGTCAATCTCACGGGCATATTCTTCTTGTGTTTTCATTCTATTTCATTTAATGATCCAACATACACATCCCCATTCTCATAATAAAGTCGATCTTCATACTGATTATGATGAAGCTCCTCACGTATCGCATCTTCATTATCAGCCCAATATTCATATTCTTTATGCCATGACCTGAAGAAATTATCATAACATTGCCTTATCAAATCCTCTAAGGAAAAATTCTCTGGATAATTACACCATGTATTGTAATAATCAATTATAGGTTTCAGGAGATATAAATCATAACACATTCCTGTCAATGGACAACTATCTTTATAGTCAAACATCACCCTACTATATTTGGATCTGTATTTGTATTCCCCATCAACATATTTGCCCGGTGTAGAAAAATACCTACCCTTGGTAATATGCGGCATAATATTATTGTTGATATATCTGAACAGTAATTTGCCGCATAAGTTCTCAGGGTATATGTCCTTATCATAATCATTTGGATGATAATATATACAATCATTGTATTTGAACCTGAATTTAAAATCATACATCTCGTATCCAACCTCCCAATTATAAGCCTTAGTATCTGTCAGATCTTCAAAGGCTTTCATTGACTTTTTATAGTCTATGTTATGAGCATCCATACATTGCTCCATTATATTCCAGCACTCACGCTCTATGATCTTTTCTTGTGAGTCTTTTGACAGTTCATCAAACTTATACACTTTTAATACAATCTCTTTCATAATCCCTCCTCTTTTAATATAATTAGATCCCTAATGCCAATCGAATGACATACGTACCTCCATCTTATGTCCACGTTTAGGGATGATCGTGACTATTCTCACGAACCACCACAACCCAGATTCAGATATTACTCATTCTTTTCATGATACAATTCCCTTGTATAAGGACTCCATATTGTCCCTGACTCTACCGCCGCTGGATCAACAGCCATCAGCCCCGCGCCTATCTCATAATATAGCTCAAGATCCATTGGCTCTAACGCTACTTTCTCCGCTTCTTCCCGGCTTAATCCTGACAACATTAAACACCTAACTCTATTTTCATAAGCGATGGGCGTTTCATCCGGACTTAACCTTACTGATATTATTTCAGCATCTTCTACGCTATTAATAATCAACTTCCTTTCCATACTATTATTCCATTATAATATCACATTAAACAATTCATTAAGCCTATCTACCTCACTTAGGTATTCATCTTCTTTATCAAACCTAATTTGCGTCCCTCCCTCCAATCCAAAGGACAGGGTAAAGGATATGACCCAGCCCGATCCGTCCACGGCCTGCCCCTTGGGAACCCAAGACATCACCGCCTTCTTGGATATCCACCATCTCCCTATCTGAACGAAATCAGGATAGTTGTTCATTAAATATACCATCTGACTAGCCATCTTATTAACATCATCAAAAGGCACTATATGATACTTATTTCTTATCCTGACCTTCAAGAAGGGGTTATCCATATTATATGCCGCAAATGCTGATATCACGGAACTAGGATATCTAACCCCTTTTATTACCATCCATTTCATATATAACACCTCCTCTTAATCATTGATCCATTCCACAAAAACTCCCCCTTTCAGACTGTAATATGTATCTGCTTTTATCTTTTCTCCATCAACAAATTCCGTTTTTACACAAATGGGAATATGTCTTTGTTTTTCCTCAGAATAAGACCATTCGGATAGTGTTATCCATGATCCTTTTGAGGCTTTTGCCACTGAGTTAATACCTGCGCACATGATGACACAGTCTTCTCCAGTGCTGTCAATCTGGGCACCATAGCCAGACGAACCGATCTTGGCACCGTCGCCAGACGAACCAATCTTGACATTATAACCGGACGAACCAATCTTGACACCGTAGCCGGACGAACCGATCTGGGCATTGTCTCCGGACGAACCGATCTTGACACCGTAGCCGGACGAACCAATCTTGACACCGTAGCCGGACGAACCGATCTGGGTTCCGTTGCCGGACGAGCCGATCTGGGCATTGTCGCCGGACGAACCAATCTTGGCACCGTGGCCGGACGAACTAATCTTGGCATTGTCGCCGGATGAACCAATCTGAGCACAGTTGCCGGACGAACCAATCTTGGCTCCGTCGCCAGACGAATTATCCCTTATGCTCGTTTTTATTTTTTCAGACGATGTGATCTCTTTTAGCCACTCAACTCCAAGATTGATCATGTCAGCCAATTTTAACTCTGCTTTTATTTTAATCTTCGATGAGCAAATTTTTGTCCCTCTATCCTCCTTGGATATATCCCCGTCTTGCTCTACTTCGCAAAACCTAGAATCTATCATAGTATAGTGATCAAAAACATCAAACGGGCTTTCGCAAGCGTGAAATCCCCTATTACACACCTTGATCTTTCCATCCATCTCATATATCCCTCCAATTTTGTATTGGAAGTCTCTGCATCTAAGATTCTTGTCGAATCCCTTATAAGATTTTATAGCCATTTTATTATGTTAATTCATTTAATATAATTCATCCGCTTCTGTCCTCTTATCCATAGGCTTGTTTTGAGATTCATTGATAAAATCAAGCACCTCATCCCATGTCCTCTCAGACAATTGTCCATTATTAACTCCACAGCACCCACATCCACTAGAAAATACTGGCATTATACTCCCATCGCACATCTTAACGAATTTATACCCTATATATTCATCACATAATGAACATCTTCTTACTGGGATAAATCTTATTCCATTTCTATTAATGATACTTATTAATGTCTCACGATTCATATTATTTTCTCCTCCAGTTAATTATTCTTATTCTTATCCGATCGGATAAAATTTATCCGCAATTTCTTTTCCTTCCATGACAAAGTTAGCCAACCCGCGCGTCAAAAGGTTCGCTAGGTTGTCCACCGTCTCCACCTCATTACAGTTAAACCACGCTACCCTGCTGTAGGTGTCACCTATCCATATCACACTCATACTTCCGTCCCGACTAACCTCCTTCACCAGCCCTATATGGTTTTCAGCATCCTTAATCACATTTGATTTGTTAATACTCGTAAGCCGAACAAAATCCATCGGCCGTATCACTTTATTCTCATCCATATTATCCTCCTATATTCTTTTTATTCTCTCAATTTACGCTTAACCTCCTTAATATATTTAGGGGAATGTAATCCCCTATGCAATCTTATAGCCCGATCTATATCCTTATTCGGATTATGATGAGATTGATATATCTCGAACATCTCCCTAGCCTTGACAGGATTTGTCCTATCATCGTATCTATACCGCTTTTTCTCCCGTTTAAGGCGCAATATCCTATTAACCTCATCTACATACACCTTTTTCATCTGCCACCTCCCTAACGCCCCGGATGCGGCGTTGTACGCCTGATCATCATTCCTTGACTCCACGAAAGACAGGGCGGCCGCCAGCTTATCCCATACCCGTGCCTCGACCACGGCTGGCTTCGGGACGAGGGGCATGCCTCCGTTTCCTTTTGGCGGTGTTAATATTATCATCGCCATCACAAGTAAGCATCTTATCATGTTTACTTGTTTTTATAAAACTCCTCCCCAAATTTCACGTTATCCACATAATCCTCCATACACTCATGAACGATTATATGAATATCCCCCTCCGTGTATGTTACCTCAGACATTAACCTCTCATTGGTCATCCACCAAGAATAACTATCAATATGCCGTATCTCAAATCCATGATTATGCAACGCATACATAACATTATATCTTAAATCCCTGTCCATCATCATACACTCGTACACGATATAGCCATTGATACTTTCATGAGACCTACCGAATGTATAAACGTACCTACCCATCAACTTATACAACTCCCTTGCCACAGGATTCGGGATCGCCTCATCCATATCAAAATCCCCATCTGGATCAATAACCCACTCTACATCCCGCTCATCAATACAAGCCCTAGGCATTCCTATCGTCCGTACATAAAGGCGTGATCGGTGATCCCTACTTAACACCGTCCCGATATACCTTTCCCATTTAGCATATCCTATATTATAGTTGCCGGTTATATTAAACACAATTTTAGCTCCTATCTTAATTTCATCCATATCCAAGATATTTATATTATTCGTTATTCTTTTTTTTATACAAAAAGAGGATATAATGGCATAATATTATGATGTCAAGACACGAATACGTTATCTATCATATTATCATACATATCCTCTATACAACGTCATTTATGGCATTATATCGTATATGATGCCGCAGGTCATAAATACATCTAATTAACCCTTTTTTAAGGGCTTATTGCCATTTAGGTATCTAGCTATGCCTAATATTTTCGAAATAAGGGCTTTTTTAGCCTTATACTCATCGTTTATCCCTATTATCGCATATCTGTATACCGCCCCATCCTTCGACACCTCCACGCCCACGTATTTAGGCGCAACGGCATCCCTATGTAATACGATAAACGGGCTTTTGCCGTCCAGCTCATTTATCAACTGGTTAAACTGTCGCCTTGTCATCTGATAGTGATATTATTTCCATGTTATAAATACGATCTCTTTTCACCCTTATCTTCTCGCATAGCTCATCGAAGCACCCATCTTCTTCTAACCTACCAACATAATATGATACATTCGATTTAGAGCTTCCTTGAAGATATATATTCCCTCTTATATTCTTTGAGAAAAAAATTAGGTAAGACCATCTTTTGCCTCTTATCCTTATTATCCATGTAAGATATAACAACAACCCACAACTCTGGCTCCCGTTCTTTTACCGATAACATAAGATCGAGACTCGATTGACTATTGATATTCCTCCTGCCAGTTTCGTTATAACGTAGAATAATATAATCATTCGCGTTATCATTCTCAACCATTACGACCATAGGACGATTACCCTTCCCATTATCACATAATACTCTCGCCTCTTTCCCGTTGCGGAGATATACCTTATCGTAATCTCCGTTTTTGTATATCTCAAAATCAAATTCTATTACCATCTTATTTCCTCCTGTTGATGTATTGTTGTGTACGACCTTCCTCTATCTTCTCGAAATAAAATTTATTCCCATATAATCGGGTGAAACAGATGTTATATCCGAAATGCTCCGCACGTCTGATCTGCGCATATCCCCTGCTAATATCCTTATCGTCAGCTAATGTAACAAAACAGTGCATTCCTACTTCTGTGTTCAGAACCAAATTCTCCCAATCCTTTACTTCCATGTCAAATCTCCTTAAATATTTTTTTGTTATAATTATCGTTATTATACCATCCATCAATATCCTTATACTGCTTTGGATAAACCCCATAAGCCTTACACCAACTAGGCAGCGGCCCGTTCAGCACATCTAACGCCGTCGTAAGGTCGAACGTAGCCTCCTCCTTGATATGGCATTCCGATCCACTTCCACGGCTCGGTATATAGGCTCTACTATATTCTACGCTCATCCCATATTCCCCATGGCTCAGACACCCGATGTTAGGCGAATCAGGGAAGGCGTAATACAACATCGTATAATCACCCTTGCTCCAACCCCTATTATAAGTATCATTTTGCCATGCGAAAACCCTGCAACCGGCCTTCTTTAACTCCTCAGCCGCTTTTCTTAAAATATCATTTCCCATATCATTTATATTTAAATTATGCCAAGGCGCCGGGAACCGACCCCGAACCATATCCGCACACGTACGGTCATGGTATTCCTTCCGCCCCGCCAAGGCTTGGTTCAACATTAACAAACTTTCATATCCTCACACATCTTAAAAAAGACCTCTCTTATGATCCTCTTGTACAAGATGTATATCTCATCATCATCCTCATCGAACTCCACGCCCCATGAACGTAATAAATATCTAATGTCACAATTCGCTATATGAATCCTAAATATGGATGGAACGCTCATTATATAATCCTCAAAAGCTTTCTTAATCCCATCCCTTTTGATATGATCTTTATACTCATCCTTGAACACGTTAAGCATAAAAGATAGATATTCCCTATCATATTTAAACTGCTTCCCATAATTATCTGTATCTATATGATCCAGTATATATATTTCTATCGCGTCTCTATCGTATCTTGACATACCTCTTCCTCCTCCTTTTGATATTTTATAACCTTTTTCTCCCCATACGCCTTCGCTAACTGGATAAGTTGACCGGTAAACACCTTGGTGCGGCGTTTTACGATCTTATCCACCAACTCCGGACATCTGGTTCTCCATCTATAATTAACCTAACCTTTAGCTTTCTTCTTGTAATACCTGTAAAATGTTACGGCTACTACCACTTCTCCATTCTGCTCGAAAGCAACTAAATCATAATTATTATAGCTTATCTCATTCATCTTGTTATTTCTTTTATATATTCAATTACTTCTTTTGGTAAGGATGTTATATCCTTAACCCTTTTCCCAAAATTGTATACTCCTCTCTTCCATGGATAATAGCTCCCCACACACATCCCTATACCCTGCGGATGAAACGGGTTTGAACTACAAGCAAATACCGGATAATATACAACCCCATTACGGTCTTTATCCTTACTGCTTACACATACAACAGTATATCTATCAGCCGTTTTATCGCCAAAATCATATACTCTCACTTTTACTTTCACGCCATTGGCATTTGTTATAATATTATTCATATGCACCTCCTTTGTTGTTCACTATCCGACTAATCTATCTTTTTACCATAATTCGTATATGACCCACACCATCCACGAGCCTCATTCGATACCCTAATATGATCAATGGGCTTATCCCCAGCCATATTATTGGCGTACGATATCACATCCGACATACTCCTGAATCCGGAATCCTTAATGGATTTTATAAGCGTCCTATCATACCCGAATACCAATATCTTCACAATATCTCTTTCTTTCACAGTCCTTCTCGCTCTCATAATATTCTAGCCATAAAATAAACAAACATAAAATCCACCTTATCATAATCCACCCTATGACCGGTTATCTCAAATATAACCCTACGCTTTTCTATAGTCTGTATATTATCTAACTGAATAGCTATGTAAGGATATTTCAGAACTTTCTCTCTATTGATATTATTCAAAATAGCGTTGGCATCTTGCCTACGGAAATACATATTTATCCCTATGTAGCTGGCAACCAAAAGACATTCGTCTATTATCCCATCAGTATCGAATAGCAATAACATATCATCCCTCTCGATAGTATATTCCGTATCAAGAATCTTGATACGTTTGCTTCCGTCCTTCTTATCAGCTATAAGAATCTCTATCATATCCTTATCGGTCGTAAGGATATAATACGCCTCATCCTTTGTAATATTATCACGAAGGTAAGATAGCGCTTCATCCTGTAATCTTAGTAGTTCTATTTCGTTCATATTTATTCCTATTGTTACCAAGGGAAAAGGGGACGGCACTGGCTACAAGACCTGTCCAGCCTCACCGCCGCCGCCCGCCCGCATTCCCCTTGGTATCATTAACCACCTCAAATAATCTCATAATCGAATTTCACATTAATACTCTCATCAATGTTTAATTCTTTCTCCATCCCAAATACAGTCTCCCTTACCGCATCAAATCCCAATAATTGATCTTCGGGATTATTCACAAGCTCTCTCCGGTTATTCTTCCTAGGCTTCCTCGACGTGAGAATATATTCCGCACAATAGCTTCCCTCAAATGTTCTTACCCTAGAATACCATATATCACCAGCTCCGTACTCAACACATATATTCATGTTTATGATAGTATTATTCCACGCTTTTTCCGGGAAACGTTTTAATATCCTACCAATCCATTCAGTGTCAATACTTATATGCGGTGAATCCAGATCCGACGTACCCATACCATCCGTATATAGGATAATCTCTTTCTTGCTCTTAAATATTAAGAGCTTTACATTAACTTCCCTTCCCTTCATTCTATTATTTCTAATTTACCATAATAAGGGTAAAAGCTACCGTCCCTATACACCTCGTACCTTAATCCTCCATCTCTCGCCTTATAGACAGTAACCACCCCTGAATTATACAATGAACTTAACTCATTAGCCACAAATCCTCCACATTCCTTATATGATGAAGGGACATCACGTAATGGTCTACCTTTGTATATCCTTACTTTCTTATAAACCTTATCCCCTATACGGATACCTTTATTTTTATAAGCGGTCAATTCCATGCTTCTCATATTCTTACGTTTTAATTATATGTCACTATTATAAGGACGGCGCACGACCGGCGAAATATCGCCATACCCTGCTACCGTCCCCGTTCCCTTTGGGTTACCAGATGCATTCCACCGTATCGATTTCCATACGATCCTCCCAATCACATAAATCCGGATTCTCTCCTTCATAAAAGTAATAGTAAGCCCATACTTCAATATCTCCCACTTTTATGCATCCATCACTGCATCATTCCACAATATCATCATCTCTGCATACGTTTGTCGGTTCAGCACCAAGCGACAATAGCTTGTTTATTATATTGTCACCGAACTTTTCTTTCGCCTCTTCTTTCGTCATATCACTATCAGATTTTTAATATTACACTACCGCCAAAGGAGAACGGGGGGGGACGGACGACCAGAGGGACCTACCCACGCCATCGACACTCCCCGTTTCCCTTGGTTTTACTCCACTACTCAACAATAATCCCCACGTCTTTCATACATCTTAATGCTAGTGTAGTTATGTGAGAATCGTCACACCCATATTTATCATACAACCCACATAAGTAGGTTGAGCCGCAAGCCGCCCGAATAAGATCATTCGCTATCCTATTCTTTAGCACCTTATAATTCCCCGACTTACGCACGTCCTCTACGTATTTCACCAGATCATGCGTAGAAGATAATTCTCTCATCTTTCTCGTAACATACGGAATCTCTTTACCTAATATCATATCTATATTCTTTTAGTTATAATCATACCATCGCCAAAGGGAACGACAGCGGACGACCAGCGAGGCAGACCCCACGCCATCGCCGCCGCCCGTTTCCCTTGGTTTCCTCCGCATCACTCCCACACCAACAGACAATATCTACCACCAATAACACCCTACCCACCATCGCTCGCAACCGCTTTGCGTTTCCACTTAACGGTAAAGTATTACCCCTGTTTAGAAAGGAATCCCATTGATTGGAAGGTATTTCTTTTGTTGATTGAGGGGGGGGGAGGTTCTTTGTTTTCCTTGGGTTTCCTTGGTTTTCCCTTGATTTCCCTTGATTTCCCTTGATTTCCCTTGATTTCCCTTGATTTCCCTTGATTTCCCTTGATTTCCCTTGATTTCCCTTGATTTCCCTTGATTTCCCTTGATTTCCCTTGATTTCCCTTGATTTCCCTTGATTTCCCTTGATTTCCCTTGTTT